ATTTTGGATATGGCTGTATTGATAGCCTTCATACGAGCACATACATATCCGAACTCACCACAGGCAGGAAGGTACCAATCACCCTGTTCTGTTCCTACAGTGCTGTAGCGCCAACAAGCACAAGCGGCTGGGTACTCGCCAGCAGGACGTGACGTAGTATATGTATCAGGAATACTATCCAGCGTTTGCCAATTCTCTAGTGTCACATGTGACAAGATGGCAGCAGTGTTGGTATATCCATTATAATCAGAGCAGCAATACTTCGACCAATTCTTGTTTTTAGTACCATCAGCATTGTATGATGACGGAATGTAAGGTCCTATAATGGGATAATACTTAGAAACACCATCAGGTGACAGGGCGCCGTTGAAGTTATCAGATGGCATACGACCCCAGGATGACGTAGAGATAACATCATTTGTTACAGTAGGCAGATCATCACAACCATAGATGTTTCCGGTGTTGCTTGTTTTAGAGAACGAGCTGAGTGTGGAGAACTTCACACCAGTAGCTGTGCCAAAACCTGTTGTAGTCACATGCTGTAGTGACATAATAAGAGAAGTAGTTCCCTCACAGCGCACAGAGATACCTATGCAGCTGCTGTCATAGCTATCCACAAAGGCAGAACCGTTATAGAACTGACCCACCACAGACGCTGCACTGACGGTCTTGAAAGCGCGTACTAGTTTTGAGTTTGTGGCTGCTGCATGAGATACATAACCAGTGTTAGCAGAGATATAACGAGCTTCTGTAGAAGAATAAGAATCCACAGTCCAGTAGTCTTGTGACTCGATCTTCTGTACACCAGCCGCTGTCAAAATCTCATTAAGTGCATTGCGATTAGAGATAGCACAAGCCAGCTCGTAAACTGTTGGCAAGTACCAATCACCCCCAATAGCTCTGATACCCGCAAATAATGGATACTCAGTATCATCATCAAGATTGAGATATGTAGTTGTTTTGGTAGCACCCGAAGCAATAACCAGTGCATCTCGCATAGTACAACCTGAGATAGAGCCATCCTCTGCGAAGATTGGCGCAATATGAACTGCTTGTTTAGTAGTCCATCCATATTTGCTGTTGAACTCACCTACCACAGTTGTGCCAAAGTCAGTAGCAAGATATGCAACATCTGAAGAAGCCAGTGCAGTATTAGTATTAGCAAGTATGTTGATGGTATAATCCACCAAACCCACTGTTGTATAGTCCGGGAGCTCAGAGATGTTCTCCGTTCCATAAGTACCCCAAGAGATTCCCTGTTCCGCGCCACCGGTGTCCGGAGTGTCTGTGCGAGCAGCCTTGAGTGCCATGATACCGGGCGTTCCGTCACCATACACATTATGAGTAGCCGGAATCACCACGATACCAATAGGCTCATACTCAGATCCCAGTTTAGAAAGATCATCAGCGGAATAATATTCGTATGATGACTTTTTTGTATTATAGAGCAGCACATCACCCAGCGTTGTTCCCTCACCTTCACCATAGATACCATACACAGTATCAGCGTCTGGAGTGATCTCTGCAAACTCACCCGCAGATACAATCATGGCATGATCGAGGTCCATAAGCTTATCTGTGACAGCTGCCAGCGTGTTAATCTTGTCAGCAATGATTTGCACACCGCTTTTGTCAAGGAATTGTTTTTCCGTCATAATTAACGCAATTGTATTTATATCTAAATAATATATCAAAACCTGTATACAAAAAGAGCCCGATGCAGTGCACCAGGCTCTATAATGTTCAGAAATGTGTTACTTATGAGAACAATGCCTCAACGTCAGTTGTTGAGATAGCAGTGATGGCTGCATATACCTCACTGTCACCAGACTTGCGATCTGCGATCTCCTGAGTGAGGTTATCAGCGATCACCTTGTCAGCTGCCTTGTATGCAGTGGTGAGGTCGCTGCTAAGAGTTGTATCAGCTGCCTTGTATGCAGTAGTGAGAGATGACTCAAGGTTAGTGTCAGCTGTCTTGCGATCCGCAATCTCCTGAGTAATAGCATTTGAGTTAGTAGTATCTGCACTCTTCAGGTCTGATACGGCTTTCTCTACAGTTGTGCCATCAGAAAGAGTGATGTTAGATGCATCAACCTTCACGAGGTCGGTTACATCAATATCAACAGTGCTCTCAGTGCCAGTCTCACCCGGACGCTCAACAGTGATAAGAGTCAACTGAAGTTTTGTCTTACCATCAGTGCCAGTTACAACTTTACCGCTCTTTACAAATGCATCCTTAATGAAATCGGTGCAGTCAACGGAGCCGAGTGAGGTGCTACCATTGGTCAAGTTGATCTTTTTAGTTGTGCTGTCATATGCGAGAGCTACGGTGTTAATCGCAGTCTGCACCTCACCACTATCGGCTGAGTTAGCCTCAATATAAGTCTTTGCCTTTGCCCAAAAGGCCTTCAAGCCTTCGATGTCAAGGTACTGTTTGCTTGTCAGTGCCATAAATTTTATTTATATGATCCTATATTTGGTTCAGTAGTAGTGGATCCTTCAATGGTCCAGTCAAGATAGTCAGAGATGTATGCTGCAGGAATTGCTGAGTTGTTAACCCAGTCTTCCAGGTCATCAATCTTACCTTCAGCCACGTCAGCACGATCGAGTAAGCCTGTAGTTTCAGTCTCAACCTCATCAACGAGCTTGTCAACTTTCCCCTTCAGCTCTTCGGCAGCCTTGTCTGAAGCTTCGCGTGCAGCGATCTCTGCGTCCAAGTCATCGTTCAATGCAATGATACCGCGGTAGTTCTTGTTTGCATCAGATGCAGAAACAGTCTTACCCTCAACGAGGTCATTTACTGCTTTCTGTGCATCACCGAGTGATACCTTTACAGTTACCTTGTTCTGAGTGCCAGCAACTCCTGATACTACCTCAGTAGCCTCTACCTTCAAGTAGTCTGCATCATCAGTAGCTCCTTCGAAGTCGTAGTCGTTGAACAAGTCGTTTACGTTCACCCAAATAGTTTTGAGTTCGTCATGAGCAATCTCGCTATCAGTATTCTCGTGAGCCACGCAGAATCTGAATACCAAGTACTTGTCACCCTTGTGATCAAGAATATCAGCAGGAACATCAATTTCCTCACCTGAAGGAAGAGTTACTTTAGAACCCTCTACAGTTACAGTGTTGACGTCCTGAACGAGACCGTGAACGATGAAGTCAGCAGTGCTGATTTCCGCGGTTGCAACCTCTTCACCTGCCTTATTAGAATAAGACAAAATGACCTTTTGGTCGCCTGCCTTATAAGTTGCTTTTACATCAGCAAAAGCCTTTGCCTTGAGCTCCTCGTAATCAGAAGTAAGATCCTGGAGAGCCTTCACAGCATCCTCAAGAGCTACAAGACGGTCATATACTGTGCTATCAGCATCGGCAGGAGTCTCACCAAGCTCCTCACGAAGTGCTGCTGCAGATGCGATCACGTCAGCCAGGATGCCCTGAGCTTCAGTAGAACCGTCATCACCCTTAATGATGATAGTATTTACAAGTTCAGTAAGAGCTACCACATCGTCAGCGATGCCCTGAGCGCCTTCTGCAAGCTCCTGTTTGATGAGAGCAATTTTCTTAATCAAGGCCTGTAAACCGACCTGGTCAAGAAACAACTTGTTTGATGCCAAATTTGCCATATTGATTTCAGTTTGTATATTTTTATAATCAAAAAAAAAAACGTCTACTGTTAAACTCGCTTAGTTGCGTGGAAAATTAAACTCAGGATATATAGCACTGTGTCCACACTCATCCTCGGTTTTGAGATCATCACAAGAGATACCGTAATACTCCATAGCGCGGATCACATAATCTGCGCTCATTGCACCACCACCCAGGATTTTCTGATCGTTGTTAGCCCAGAGCGCCAGGCCCTGCAACATGGCTACTGAATTGGCTGTCATCAAACCATCCTGTCCGATTGTTGCGCGAGGAAGCTGTTCATACACATAAGAAATGAACTCGGGTGAGTTGATATAAGCCTTCAGCTCCTCGATCGGGGTTGTGGCCTTGTCAAGAATCGCCTGAGCAGTCAGTTTAGAGAACTTACGAAGCTTCTTCTGAAGATCTGCAATAGCTGCATTGACTGAATCGAAATCAGACTTAACCCAACTCAAATCAATCTTTTTAGCCCCCAAGCGCTCCCACTTGAAGCTCTCCTTGTTACCAATGCGGCGTGGAATAGCAATCCATTCATCCCATGAATCATCCTGATCAGTCAGTTCTGATGGAACGAGATATATAGTATTATACTTCGGTGCCTTGATAGCTGGTCTGTTGTATTTATCTGCGATGGTGCAGATCTCTACACAGAACTTATCAATGCTGTTGACATAATCATATACGTCGTTCTTGACAGTTTCAAGATCCTTTTGTATGTCTTTGATAACCACCGCAGCAGCTGCATTAGCCACCTGAGCGGACTGTATCTGACGGCCATATTCTATGCGCTGCAAGTCAGCTGCAAGCTTACTCACAGCCTCATTGGATGCAAAGTTAGCACAGATTTTATCCCAGAGCTTCGCAACAATGTTCTTGTCAAGCTCTGATGGGCCATGAGGAAATCTATCGTTAATCATAATTTATATTTTATGCGTTCAAATTTTCGATAAAATCATCTAAGGTTTCACCATCACCCTCCTCATCTTTCTTGTTCTCATCATCATCCAAATCAAACTCAGCATCAGAGTCTGAATCAAGACCTAAGTCCTCAGAAAGGTTACCTTCGTCCTCATCTTCGCCATCTATGCCGTAGCTATCATCTCCGTCATTGCCGCCAAAGCTCTCATCCAGAGGGTCGTGATCCACAGAGAAGTCTGTGTCGCTGTCGCTGTCATTGCCACCGTATGAAGTGTCTTTAGAGCAGATGTCGCAGTTTTCACCATCAGTATTTACATCCGTGTCGCCTCTATCAGGATTGCAGACATCGCAGTTGTTGCTGCCATCCACAGAGAAGTCCGTATCCGGATCAAATCCTGCGAAGGTGTCATCCGGGAGCTCTGTATCTACTGTGAAGACATCATCATCGGCGTTACCACCATAACTCTCGTCAAGTGTTGGATGAAGAGGTGCAGGACGAACTGGGCGGGGGCGCTTCACAAATCCACCATGCGATTTGTTAATGTGCTGCTTGATAGCCTCCTGAATCTGTCTATCCACCATGTGCGCCAGGTCGCAGAAGATGTCGTGTTTGACGTCTTCAAGCATATTACCTAAGCCCACATACAGCGGCTCCACAGAAGAGATAGTATAAATCTTGAGATACCATTCATAAGGATGTAGGCCTGACTTACGCCCTTTGCCTTTTGCACCATAAGCACGGTTCTCATAGAAATCTACCCCATCTGACTCAGCCTTGAATGTCTCTATAGACACAATGGCTGGTGTAGCGATAGCCTCTGAGATAGCAGCAGGAATCTTGTCGCGGATGATATAAGTGAGAGCCTTCTGCACTGAGCTGCCACGCTTGAGATTGTTGTCAATGTCAGCAGTGAGCAAACCATCAGCAGTAGAAGATATTTTATATCCCTTGCGATCCACTGGAACAACTCGTATACCAGTTCCTCCAGATATGGTAGCGTTTACCACAGCGTTTGGACCTGTAACACACTCAGAGCGAATGGCTTTAGCTGCATCCTCTAAGTCATCGACAGAGGATACATCTACACCTATCTCATGCAGAGCTGCTTTTATAGAGCTGAACGCAGCGTTCGTGCGGGCGTGTTCCAAAAGATTACTTGCCATTTTATTAGGTTATATTTATCTCAATAATCACTTAATATTTTGCGGTGTGCAAATGATATTATCAAGCCCAGTACATGTTTTCATAGAGATTCTGAGCCCAGTCGCTCAGCGCCTTGCTGATGAAGTTTCTGTTGCCTGAGATCTCTTCTGAGCCAATGTACTCAAGCGCCGTGCTCAGTCTGTTTAATATCTCCAGCTGCGTGGACTGCAGATTAAACGAGCAAGAACAGTCTGTGAATACTGATTTATAAGGTGACTGGGTGAGTGTGAGATTGAGAGTGATGATATTGTCTATATATTTCTTGAACTCCCAAATAAATATCACAGGGAAGTCGGCCCAAAAATCAATATCACTGAACTTGTCACACATTACCTTATATATATACTGTCTATATATAGCAAGTGCGTCACAACCCAGCACACTGTTATATAAATTAGATACATCTGTACCCGAGCCACAAGAGCATTTTGTAACGTTTGAACTTGTCACTGATAGCTCTGATGGGATGTTGTTCAGGCTCTTAACCACTGTGTTGTATAAATTGTTCTTATAGTACAGCAGCATCTCAGTAGTGGTCTCGTCAAAGAATGAGATCTTCTGTTCACCACCTTCGTTGCGGTCGAACTCAAGAATAGAGTCTGCTAGCCACTGTCTGAACTTCTTCACATCATCTACCGTAAGGTCCTCATCAGTGGTGTACTTATTTGAACGAGTGAATGGGATGATGTTGTTTGCGGACTCAGTGGCCTCTACATCCACCCAGGCACCGTAACCTGCATGCTTACCCTGGAGATCCCAAAATCTCGGATCAGGCTCTGAACAGCCACGCGCCTGCCAGTTGGTGAGAATAGAAGAATCATTCTCGTACTGAACATACTGAGCAGTGCTGATGAAATCAAATGGGACCACATAGCGCATCTGAATCCAGTAAGCATACTTACCCTTTAGATATGTATTAAACAGAGCATCTCCAGGACGCAGCTGGTCTTTGAATTTGATAATATTCATGTTAATTGATTTATTTCTAATTTTTTAAGTGTTATCTCAGGAATGTCTGGCACAGGAATCACCACATCAGGCACAGCGGCACTGAGCTTTTCCACTACGCTATCCGGCACCTCAACACCAGTCGCAGCTTCTTGAGTGGACGCGGCCAGACGCCCAGTAGTCTCTTTAATCTGCTTCTGAATCTTCTGCACCTGCTTATTTATCCAGTCTTTTAGTTTTGCCAGCTGATCAGTTATCCACTTCATGGCTGAGTCATAATAGGCATTGAGCTTGGTCTGAATTTTTGTAAGCTGTGCATTTATATATTTCTGACTGTTATTGGCTGCATTGTTGATAACAGCATTTGCCTCGTCTACATATTCTTGCATACGCGCCTGAAACTCATCTACACGAGTTCTGATGTCTGATATCCAATTGTTGGCCTTTTCTGCTATGGTTTTAGCCTTTTCAAGAGCCCCTGCACTGTCACTTGTTGCCATAATAACTGTCTTTATATTTATATTATAATGTCATTGTCGTCACCATCCGTCACTGTGACAGTACTGGATCTCTATATATAAAGAAATATGCACACCAGTTGAGTGACGATGGTGATGGTGTGATTATTATTTAATTGATAATCAATGAATTAACTTGCGGAACTCGCATTTTTATTATAGATGTATAAAACAATTACGCAAAAAATAACTTTTAATAACAATGAATAGTAAGTGGTCACAGATCATCAAGGAAGAGCTCGGTGTAGAGAATGCACAGAAGGTCAACTGGATGTCTGAATACGCTCGTAACCACGAGATTTACGAAGGATTGCAGAACGGTGCCGCCCCTGTTGATGGTGGTATTTATGCAACTCCGCTTAACACGCTGGGTATTGGTAACCCTGCAATGCCTGCTGGTGTAGGTTACAACCCTACTGATGGTGGTGGTATTGGCAACGCTGGTGCTGACTTCCATGCACATAACTACAAGGTTGGTTCAGGTGACATTCCTATGTCTACTTTGACTATGTCTCTTGAAGTTGCTGCTATGACAATCGGTTTGGAACTTGTTCCTGTTATTCCTGCAAATGGTCCTTGGTTGATGCTTCAGTATATGGACTTCCCTTATGCTGGTGGTAAGTTGGGTCGTATCAACGAAACTTCTCTTGATGGTAAGGGTCTTGGCAATTCTAACAAGCCTATCTACGTTAAGATTGTTTCTACCGCAGCTGAATTGAAGGCTGTTCACAGCTCAGGTAAGTTCACTATCAATTCTGATATCACATTCGGCGCAACTGTTGATGGCAAGGTTGTTAAGTTGCACGGTAAGTACATTGGTAAGTCTCGTATCGACAATGGTATCATCGTGAAGGTTCTTCACGTTTCTGTTGATGGTACTGAAACTGACAAGTACTCAATCGCAGACGTAATGTCTCAGGCAGTCACTGTTGCTGATGCTACAGCTGATGTTGCTACTTTGAGCGTTCCTCATGCAGACCTCGTTTCCGGTGCTGCTGATCACGTACAGGAGTTCTCTAACTTCTTCGGCGATGGTAAGGGTAACGGTTCTGATGAGCCTATGACTCGCGCTCAGAATGAGACTGGTGTTGGTAACACTATTGGCGCCCGCTTCTTCACTAAGATGGTTCAGATGGGTTCTTACGAAGTGACCGGTACAGTTACTCGTCAGCAGCTTCAGGATATGCCGCTCTACGGTATTGACGTAGTAGGTAAGGTTCTCGAGGCTATGCAGAATGAGCTCTCTCAGGCTATCAACAACCGCATTTTGGATCGCCTCTTCAAGCTCGGTGTAACTAATGCTGTAAATCAGAAGAACATCCAGGGTGTTGACTTGAACCTCTATCTTGCCGGTGCTGGTTCAACTGCCGTTTCTAAGGACTTGAAGGACTTCTCTGCCGCTTCTAAGTTCATTGGTATTGACAACCAGAACGCAGCTCAGAACTGGGGTGCAATCAAGAACGCTACTAAGAACACAGCAGCTGAGAATGTATATACTCATCAGCGCCGTATCATGAGCCGCGTTCTCGCAGCTACTAACGTAATCGCAAACGTTTCACGTTTCGGTCGTGGTAACTTCGTTGTAACCAACACTCAGATCGTAACAGCTCTTCAGGATGCAGCCGGCTTCGTTGTAGCTCCTATGGCTAACAGCTTGACTCAGGACGGTTCAAACAGTCTCTATTTCGCAGGTAGCCTTGCAGGTATGAACATCTATGTTGATCCTTACATGACTTGGGATGACACTCGAGTACTAGTGGGTCGCAAGGGTGATGGCAAAACCCCTGGTGTTGTATTCTCTCCGTGGATCTTATGCGATACCGTTCAAACAATCGTTGAAGGCACAATGGCTCCTAAGTTGCTGGTAAACAGCCGCTTCGCACTCGTTGATGCTGGTTTCCACCCAGAGCAGTCATATCTCACCTTCTTGGTTGATGCAGACGAGCAGATGATTCTCTAATAACTTGATTATTAGCTCTCTATAACAAAATCCTGTTGCGAAAGCGGCAGGATTTTTTTTGCTCACAACTCTAAACCAACGCAGTGCATTACTATATTTTATCACATGAATATACCCGACTTTACAAAACTCAAAGGACCTCAGTTTACTGAAAAACATTTCAAATTTCATTATCCTGAGTTCTTGTCCTATATAAATACTCGCTATCCTGAGGTGCAATCATTTCAAGAGCGACTCTATTGGTATGTACATAATCTGAGCTGCGCTCCCAAATGTAGATGTGGTGCAGATGTGGTGTTCGAGGGATTTGGTAAAGGCTATCGCAAATACTGCTCGCGAGCCTGCATGAATTCTGATCCGGACAAGAAAGAAACTGTCAAGTCGACTTGTGTTCAGCGCTATGGAGGTTCTGCTCCGGCCTCCTCAGCCGGTGTGATGCAAAAAATGAAAAGCACTTGCCTGAAACGATATGGTGTGGATAACGCCATGAAATCCGAACCCATCAAACAAAAGGTTATGAACATTATCACTACTGTTTATGGGGGAGTTGGCAATGCGGCAGACTCTATACGCTCAAAACAAACTCAGACGCTTGTGTTAAGATACGGGACGTCCAGTTTTAATAACAGAGATAAATGCAAGCTAACTTGCCTGGAACGGTATGGTTTTGAACATGCTCAGTCATCAGACGACATTAAAAAATCCATATCCAAGGGCCGTGCTCGCTATGTGGTGAATAAATATGAAAATGTGCTAGGTGTTAATAGTAATGGTGACTGGGTCTGTGCTTGCCCCCACCCCAACTGCAACAAGTGCACCGAAAAATCATATATAATATCAGGTAACAGATATCGTGACCGTGTAAAAGACAACACAGAGCCCTGCACGGTGCTCAGGCCTGTAGCTTCTTCACCATCAGGCACTACTATTGAACTATTTATTCGAAATGTGTTGGATGGGTGTGGGGTGAACTATCTCACTAATGTTCGTGGCCTAATTGGCCGACAAGAGATTGATATATACTGTCCTGAGCTAAAGATTGGCATTGAGTGTAATGGCGATTTTTGGCACAGCACACTTCACAAATCTCCATCTTATCATTCAAACAAGACGGATACAGCTGCACAGAATGATATAACACTGTATCATGTATGGGAGGATTGGATTGTCAGCAAGCCAGACATCATCAGTTCTATGATAAAGAACTGGGTGGGATGTACAGAGCGAACCATATATGCACGAAAATGCATGATCAAGCAAGTAGACAAGTACACTTGTGCACAGTTCTTAAACACTAATCACATTCAAGGTGAGGCTGGGTGTACTGTTGCATATGGCTTGTACTACAACGGTGAACTGGTTTCTTTAATGTCATTTGGCCGCAGAAATATAGCTATGCGCGGCGACAGAGGTTGGGAGCTCGTGCGGTTCTGTTCGTCACTCAATACCCGTGTGGTTGGGGGTGCTGGTAAGTTGCTTAAACATTTCATTATCAATCATTTACCAAGCTCAATATACTCTTTTGCGTCGCGTGACATCAGTTCAGGAAACTTATATAAGAAATTAGGCTTCATGAGTGATGGTAAGGTGACAAGCTCATACTGGTATATAAATCCCATCACTATGCAACGTTATCACAGAATGTCATTCACAAAAGATAAGATTGTGCAGTTGGGATGGAAGCCCAACAAAGAAGGTTGGACTGAGTCTCAGGTCATGGCTGAACATGGGTTTTTGAAGATATGTGATGCGGGGCAGACTAAGTGGATTCTAAATTGTTATGTGCAATGACATATATTAACATATAAACATTTATATAGTTATGTTAAAAATATTGATCAACCCAAACGATAAGCGATATATATTCATAGTACCCGAGAATGAGACGGACAAACTGTGCATTGAATCGCTTGAAAAACATATGAATAAGATACCTCAGTACATGTTACTGCCTACTTATTCAGGTGTGCCTGAGGCTGAGGTGTTTTTGGATAAATTTAAGGGCAAATCAGGACAGTATATATATCATTGTGCTGCTGGGCTTTGGAAAGAAGTGTGTGATTTCTGCACCGCCGAGCATATCCCTGTGGATATTTCCGCTATTGATAGTGCTTTTAAGTATACTCCGTTCAATCTTTCAAAAGAGCAGTTCAAACAGCTGGTTGCGAGTTGGGAGCTCAACCTTGCTCCACATGACTATCAGCTGGATGCAGCATGGTTAATACTTAAATACAACTTGTCGTTATCTGAGCTGGCTACGCGCGCCGGTAAAACACTAATCTTTTATATAGTTGCACGTGCTGCTAAAGAAGTGTTAGGCGCCACTAATGTGCTTATGATTGTGCCTTCTATTCACCTAGTAAAACAGGGCGTGAAGGATCTGCAGGAATATAAAGAATACTTCAACTGCGAACAGATATGGGCAGATGGTGAACAGGTGTCCATGGCAGATCTTACCATTGGCACATTCCAATCACTCATTCGCAAGGCAGATCCGCGCTACAAAAAGTATGACCCCGGGTTCTTCGATAAGTTTGATGTAGTATGCGTGGACGAGGCACACAAGGCTCCATGTAAATCCATTAAAACTATTTTGGCGCTGCCTGCTTTTAAGAACCTCAAGCTTCGTTTTGGGTTCACAGGCACCCTACCCAAGCCCAACACTATCGAATGGCTGGCCTGTCAGGCGGTGCTGGGTCCGAAGATTCAGGAGATCCGTGCCCGTGAACTGATTGAGGAAGGTTATTTGGCAGACCCAATTATCAAACAGTTCCGCATTAAGTACAACCCAGCGTCACTCCAAACCATCACCATAAAGTGTGCCGAATACCTATTATCAAACTATATAAAGAGCAAAACCGGCACTCCCCAACTGTTACCAGAGGCTCAACGACAGTTTACAATGGTGAATATGAAGCAGTTACCTACGTCACTCAGGGATTCAAAACCATTATTTGAACCACACGAATATGTTCAGCACCTCACCACTATGTGCGCCGCTTCTTCGAAGACCCTCAACCTGGAACAACTGTGCGCCATGTTCTCTAAGCCCCGACTGGACCTAATGGACAGTATTGTCACTCACCTCAATAAAAACGTGATCATATTTGCGCACAATGTGGAATATATAAAGTTCCTGGAGGCACACTACAAGCGCATCTGTCCTGACAAACAGGTATACAAGATTACAGGCGCCACAACGCTGAAGAAGCGTCAGCAGACAGTAGACAAGATGTTGGAATCGGATAACTGTATCTTAATAGGCAGTTTCGCAGTAGTAGGCACAGGTATCACTTTCCGCAATGTGGACTATGGTATATTTGCACAGTCGTTCAAAGCAGATACTATCACCCGCCAATCGCTCGGTCGACTCATGTTGCGTACTGCGGAAAAGTCCGAGTTCTATTTATATGACATCATTGATGAGTTCCCCACGAAGAAACTCCACAACCAGGCGCTCGAAAAGATTCGTATATATAAATCAGAGGGGCACCGTTATGGGGTGATTGATAGTACCACGGACTTTGTAGAGCTGGACCCCCACAACCCATGACTCATTTTCCTGCGCTCTACTGCGCGATCTCATCTGCACCTAAGGAAATCTATATAAAAGATATTTGAAGCGCATAGAGCGCGGGAAAATGAGCAAATTTAATGTTCTACACCTAAATATTCAAACCCAATTTGGTATTTATATACATACAAATCATATATAACTCAAAAATATGAAGTATTTCACTATTAAAGAGCTGTGCAACAGTGCAACAGCCAAGGCGAAGGGAATTGACAATACCCCAACAGCCGAAGTAGAAGCCAATTTGACCGCTCTCATTGAAAATATTCTTGATCCGCTCCGTACAGCTTATGGTAAAGCCATTCGCGTGAGCTCGGGTTATCGTTGTCCGGCGCTCAACTCAGCGGTGGGTGGGGTCAAGACAAGCCAGCACCGTAATGGTCAGGCTGCAGACATCACAGTTGATTCACGTACAGAAAATATGAAGCTGTTTAAGTTGATCCAAAGCCTAAACCTTCCGTTCTGTCAGCTGATTTTTGAAAAAGGAAACCGTAAGACCGGGCCGGATTGGGTTCATGTGTCTTATGATGCTTCTAATGTTAAACGCCAAATTCTTTATTTAGTATGAAACAGCGCATAGTGGTTCTTGATACTGAGACATCGGGCCTTTCCGCTCAGTTTGACTGGATTGTTCAGCTGTCTGCAGTTAAGTTTGATAAAGAGACTTTTGAAATAGTAGACACTTTTGATACCTATGTGAAGCCCATGGCAAACTGGGAAATGAACCCACAGGCCGAGGCTGTACATGGTCTTTCGAAGGAATTTATTGAGAAAAATGGTAAGACCCTGGCCGAGATCGGTCCAGCATTCTTGAAGTTTATCGAAGGTTCTGACATCATGGGTTACAACAGTAATCAGTTTGATATCCTTCGTATATATAAGGACTTTACTCATGCGGGTCTGGATTTCCCGATTGATGGTATCAAGTTCTATGATGTGCTCGCCATGGAGCGTAAGATTCACCCCAACAATCTGGGTGCGGTCTTTGAGCGTTACACCGGTAAGACCATGGAACAGGCTGGCCTGGATGCGCATAACTCCTTGTCAGATGTAAAAGCAACCCTGGAGGTGTTTAAGTATCAGATGGAGTATCTTGACTATGATACCATTGATCAGTGGCCTGAGAACGAGCTGTTCACCCCGGACGGTACTGTACGCAATGCTGCCAATGCAGGTGAACCTGTGCTGATCGTATTTTCACAGGGTAAGTATCGTGACCGTGATGTATATGAAGTAATGAAGGATGATGCTAACTACATGAAGTGGGCAGCTCAGAACCTGTTCAGCTCATATACTCTCAAGAAGGTTCGTGCGTACTGTCTTGAAAAACAAAATGCAGAAAAATCTGCGAGAGCCTCTAAATAAGAGCACGCTCACAAATATATTATGAATGTTGAGAGCATAAGAAAAAAGCTTTCAGATATTGTTTCACTTTTTAATACATTACAAATTTGAAAAATCAAACTCAGCGAGTTGAGGATGCCAAAGCAGCCACTCGCAAAACAAAGCGCCCACGCATCGGTGATCAGAAACGTTCTAAGGAACCCACCCCGGAGGAAAGAGAACGCGCAAAAAATCGTGCCTTAATGAAGGTCGATGTGTCGGCTCGTATCTTAATTGACCAACTCAAGCGTAAACAGGCTATTGCTGCTGCTGCGCGCGAGGGTGATCCACTGAACCAACCGTTCAAGACTGACCGCGAGCGAATCAAGTTCAACACATTCAACTTCGCAGATCTTTCGGTTGCTGAAGCGTTCGCAAAAAACTACAATCTCAAGCTCAAGGATGTGGAGATTGGTAATGATGTTCCAACGGAGCTCTCGGTTGGTGATGTGATTGCCCTGCACATTGCATCTATCTCAAAGAAGGGTGGTGTGGTGTTCGATCCGGGTTCTTACAAGGAGAACTTTGCAACTCGCAACAACCTGGCGCGCTATTCAAAGTTCGAGCATTTCCGTCCACTGGATGCAGTTCAGGCTCGCGTGATTGAGATCACCCCGAAGACAACCATGGTGGATGTATTCAGTCCGATGATTGATTCCTTCCTAGTTCCTCGTGCACAGGCACCCTGGACTCAGAACAAATTGGTTGGAGCTATTCCAGTGAAGGTCAAGAACTTACGATTGGTACGCGGTGGTTACATCGGTCAGGCAGTCATTCCGAACATTTCAGAGTTCGTGGGTGAGGACTTCGTAATCGATGCCTTTGTGCCAGGTTCACAAATTGTACTGAACGCTACTGAGGACTTTGAGTCATTTGTTGGTCAGGATGTGGATACATTTGTCACCAGCTGGGCGCTGAAGCCCAACGGCCGAGGCATGAGCCTGGTATGCTCCGCAAAGAACTACTTGCGCCATAAGGGCAATCTGATTCTCAAGGAGATTCATGAGATGTGGTGTGACGCCGGTGAGGAATGGAACGATCTCAGTAGCACATCCTACAAGGGAGTTATCACTGGAGTGCTCAATTCCGCAAAGAAATGTGGTGTATTCGTTGAGATTCCCGAGCACAATATCACTGGTATGATTCAGGTTCCGGCTGAAGAACTGGTTAACTACAAGGCCGGTGAGGAGATCTCAGTGAAGTACAAGACCCTTGAGGAAGACCTCATCTACAACGATGCAGTGGGCCAGATGCAGCACGCAGTTCCGTTTGAGATCGTAGACGGTGCTATCAAGCGTGTCAATGTCAAACCGATCTTCGAAGTAGCATAAACAAGAACACAATACACACTTATCATAGTTTTGAGATGCTCTGGGCCGTGAGGTTCGGAGCATTTTTTTTCAGCACATGAGCTAAACATTGCGCAGTGGTATATTATATTTCTAAGGTTATAAACAATATAAAATTTCAATCATCATGAAGAAAATTCTTTTAGCAGTAGCCGCAGTATTTTGCATGTCGCTCTTCAGCGCATGTGGCAACGGCTCTTCAAGCGCCACTGAGGCTAACGCAGATTCAACCGTTGTAGCAGTTGACTCTCTGGCCAGTGATTCAATTGCAGTTGATTCTATCGCTGTAGATAGTGTATCGGTTGACAGCGTACGCTAAACCAACACACCGGTGATTTTTCTCTGTAAATGTTCTTTTGTTGACAACCATTTGATCGTGAGATTGGGTGGTTGTTTTTATTTTATATACATATGAAACCTATATACGAATACATTGCAAGCCTGATGATCGGCTCAAAATATCACTTTAAGTGTGACTGCCTGATCGCCCTGGATGTGGAGGGGGAGGTTATTGACTGGTCTATGTCGGGTCAGGAACTCATACTACATGTTCAGGTGCAACAAAAAATCGTCAAGATTGGATTGAACCATCCTCACTTGACGATTGAAAAACTTTAGTCTTCACTATCTGCAACCAGCTCATCAGCAAAATCGCAGTCTATGTTGTTGAATGTGAAAGTCAGACTAAACTCATCAGACTGGCGTTCCACCTTGTCAAAGGCAAATTCCAAACCATCCAGTCCGGTTATATGGCACTGATACAGTTTCACCCGACACACCGGGTTACCTGTTTCGTTCAGTACATCTATGAACATATCATCACCCTTGTCATACAACCACGGCTTACAGATTCTATAAAAGATGGTCTCATACAACATCCAATAGTTATATAAACCTTGGTTCAGTCTGAACTTAACTGTAATGTTGCGCTCTATGCGGTCCAGCGGATTGGCAGGAGTGCCTGTGGCATTGTCCTGTTTGGGTTCTACATTGATACGGTTGCCTGTTCGAGTGATAGAGTTAGAAGAGTGTTGGCTCTGTGTGATGGTTAGGTCTGAAATGCCCGGGAATGTAATACCACGAATGGATTCGTTGAGGTAATCTATGGGTGTAGATATGACTCCCGGGTTCTTTAACAGGAACTTGTGCCACTTTTTGGTGACAGGTTCAGGAAGGAAGTCCTTATCAAACGCAAATCGCACCAGGTCATATCGTGGGGACAGTGACAAACTCATGTTGTAAGTGTGTTTTTATATATAATCGTCAGGTGACAATAGTTTGTGTGTGCTGATGGTGATGGTTGGGATTTACCTCGTTGATTATCAATACTGTAATACGTGCGCGATGATTGGGTGATGGTTTGCTCTTATATATGATTTAAGTGCTAAAGTGAAGCGTTGGGTTAGTTATTTTATCACATGAAAGAATATACAAGAGAAGACAGAAAAGAGCTGGACCGTAAGCGCGGTCTTATACGCGAAGCTCTTCAGCGATGCTATATAAAACAGTATGATGGTCGCCCGCTGCTCAAACCCTATGCTGATATATGTGTAGAACTATATAAGATAGGTGGTAGACCAGAGACTCCGGAGTATTGCAATCCCGACAATTGGAAAGATCCTGAACGATGGTCAAAACAATCTGAAAACAAGGCACCCGTCAAAGGCACCGATGATGACTTTAATATTATTAGAAAAAGACAAAACACATCCATGCAGCCTCGAAAGAAAGTCATCGCACCGCGCCCGAAAGAGGAGCCAAAGGTGAAGCCCATTCCCAAACAGGCACCTGTGGAAGATGCTCAACCATCATCGGTACAGTCAGAAATTGGATATTATAAAATAAATATTTCATGGACTGAACGTCCCGATCTTGACCATAAGATTATCACCAAGATGCAACAGTTCTTTGATGATTTGGGTCTGGAGCGTGGTGAAGTCAGCGAACTGAATACTGGATACGTCGTTGAGAAAACTATTGAATATCAATTCAAGGGCACTCATGACGGGTATATGATGCTCAAGCGCACAGCAATGGCTGTACTAGACATCTTGCATGAAGGTGATGAGTTCAAGGTAGTCGTCCATGGAAAGAAATGTTGAGAATTATACGTATAAATACAATTCATGGACTTAAGTTCATTTATTAAAGAAAATTGTCGCCCACTTTTTGAGGGTGTCCGCTCGCGCGATATTGACAAGGTAATCAAACTGATGTCATCTTATCTCAGCAAGCGAAAAATCTATACAGTTCCTCAGACCTATGCGGTGAGTGTGGATAATAAGAACAAGCTCGCTGTGTACATGTTTAATGAAAAGTCTGAAGGAGCGCTGTTCATTTGGGATCTTGCAGCTACTGCGCAGGTAGAAGCAGTTCTCTTTACTAAGGACTTTAACAATGCATTTGCAACCTCGTTCTATCCTGATTCTCAGAAGCATACCTATGATGTATATGCTGAAGCTAAGGGTGCCAACACAGTTCAGATGATGAAGCTTGTAGAGGCGGTCCTCACTGGTAAGATTGCAATGACTACAGCAGCAGTCAGCGCCCATATCAAAGATGCGCAGTTGTTTGAGTCTGTTATCTTTACTGAGAACAGCATTCGTGTTAACGAAGACAAGGATCCACACTTGGCAGAGCTGGAGCGTAAGAAGGGCAACCTCTATCAGCGCCTTCGCGATGCTAAGAAGAAGGGTAAGGACACCGCAGGTCTTCAGGCAGAATATGATCAGTTGGTTGCAGAGCTTGCAGAGGCACGCATCTCAGTTCGCGGTTCAGTAACAGTTCAGGCAGCAACTGACAAGGATGTAGAAAGTATCAATACTATGTTTGAGGACGAGGAACGCGCCACTCCGGAAGAGCGTTTTGATGACATGAAGAACTATATCTACAACGTCATCAAGGGTATCCGTCCACTGGCACTGCTTTGTGGTGCACCTGGTGTTGGTAAGACCTATCGCGTAATGCAGGCGGTGAAGGGTTCGGGTCTTGAACAGAACCGCGACTACAAGCTGCTCAAGGGTAAGTGTACACCAGCCGCTCTTTACATGGCACTGCATGACTTTAAGAACAAGGGTCAGCTCATCATCATGGATGATTGTGACTCAGTATTCAAGGATCCGGATGCAATCAACCTCCTCAAGGCCGCATTTGACTCTTCTGATGAGCGCTGGGTAACCTGGGGTATCTCCACACCAATTCCTATGCCTACTGAAATCGCCGAGATGTGTGATGACGCAGTTTGGGATGAGGTTAAGGGTAAATGGTACTACCCAAAAGAGTTCTTGTATGAAGCAGGTGGGCTCGTGATAACCAATTATAACGCGGGACAGATTGATACCGCTGTTCGTAACCGTGCACTTATCTGCGATTTAAGCTTCACCACTAATGAGATCCTGGATCTTATTCGTGGTCTTGCGCCAAAGATTATGGCTGGCGTTATCTCAGAGGAAGCTAAATCAAAGGCACTAGATTACCTTCAGGAACTTGCAGACAAGAAGGCGCCTGTTGAACTCTCCATTCGCTCATTTACGCTTTGTGCAGGTCTTTATGACTCAGATGCACCTGAGCGTTCGGTCAAGCGAATGATCAACGAACAGATGCGACTTCAGTTCGCTCGAGGTGGTAAAAAATATTAAAAACCAATACAACAAAAAAAAGGCCGCTCCGCGGTCTTTTTTTATGCCTCTATATATTTCACCGGTAACTAATATATTAACACATGGAACCAACCTGGGAATGGATAATACAAAATAAGTACAAGATCGTGCCGCGCGTCTTTAGACATCACTGGCCTGATCTTTACAAGAAAATAGAAGCACATAACTGTGCAAAATTTTCAGAGAAAATATATCAAGAGTATCACGGACTTCAGCAGGCGCCATTGTGTTACTGTGGCAAACAAGTATCTTTTATAAATCTCATTAAAGGATATTCTGAATATTGTAGCTGCAAATGTGCCGCTAATGCTAACCAATCCAAACGCGAGGCTACATGTTTGGAACGATATGGTACAAAGACTGCGACTGGTAATAAAGATGTTGCTCAAAAGATATCAGAGACAAAGTTAAGATACGATGAGAGCACCAAGCGGGATATTCGAAACAAGGTTAAAGCTACATGTCTGGAGCGATATGGTGTAGAGAATCCAGCTCAGACAGAAGAACACAGAGAAAAATATGTAAAGACCAGTTTGGAGCGATATGGTACGGCGAATCCAGCTCAGACAGAAATTGTTAAAGATAAGTTCAGGGCCACATGTTTGGAACGATATGGCGGACCAAACCCCATGAGCTCAGCTGAGGTGCGTGAGCGGAGTAAGGTTCGTTCATCTAAAGAACAACGCAAACATTGGGTGGAATCTTTACCCTGGTTGCTGGGATATGATGAGAACGGGGACTGGATTTGCAAATGCCCACACCCCGACTGTAACCAGTGTAGTGAAAAATTTTACATAGTACAAAATTATATATACCAGTCGCGTGCGAAAAATCAAACCGAACCATGCACTTGGATCCTTCCCGTGGGTAAATATACGAGATTGAACACTTGTGAAATATTTATCGCAAGCATATTAAAAGGGGTGGGTATAGAACCAAAATCGGACAGGTCTATACTAAATGGTTATGAGCTTGATTTTTATATACCTGATCACAATCTTGCCATTGAGGTTAATGGCTGCTGGTGGCATTCAGATGTGGTAAAAACTGCAAACTATCATTTCGACAAATTCAAAAACTGTCAGTCCCAGCACATACAACTGATACAAATATGGGAAGATTGGATAAAGACCAAACCCGAAATTGTTCGATCTATGATCCTTAATAAGCTAGGATTCAGTGAGCGTATATGGGCGCGCAAGTGTGGGGTTATCGAATTAAAGTCTACGACTGAGTTTTTGAATAAAAACCATATACAAGGACAAACGCCAGCAGCTATTAAGTTAGGCCTTACATATAACGGTGAGCTTGTATCTGTGATGTGCTTTAATAAACGATCAAAACTGTCAGGAAGCAAAACTGTCAATGATGGTGAATGGGAACTTATAAGGTTCTGTAATAAACTCAATACATCAGTTGTTGGTGCGGCAGGTAAGCTGCTCAAATATTTTATAAACAAATACCATCCGCAGCTCATCACATCCTTTAGCCTGAATGACATCAGTGATGGAAATCTTTATAAGAAACTTGGATTCAAGCAGGGTTCGTGCAGCTGTTCTTATTGGTATGTGAATAAATTTACATATCAGAGATTTCATAGATCCGCATTTACGAAAAAACGCATCAAAGAATTAGGCCTGGCTCCGGATAAAGAGAATTGGACCGAACGTGAAGCTATGGGGCACTCTGCTTATTATCGCATACAAGACTCAGGTATGACTAAATGGGTGCTGAATATTATTATATAGATTAGAATATAACGTTATACAAATATGAATAGACAACAGTTAGAAGCTCTTGTGACCAAGGGCGCGATCACTCAAGTGGGTGTGCTTGACGAATGTGAGAAGCTCTCAGCGCAGGAAGTTGCTGATAAGTATATCACCCAGGCAGAGACTGCCGAGGAAGTAGCTGCCGACGCAGTTCCAACTGACATTCCTGAGATCAAGGAACCGAAGGATCCTGAAGACACCAATGACGGTGAGATTGAACTCACTCCAACGCAGGATGAAGTGCCAGCATCTGAGGAAGCAACCCCCGAAGCTCAGTCTATTGCTGATGAAGTAACCGCTGAGGCAGAAGATGCGGTTGCTGAGGAGATTGTTGAGGAAGCAACTACCACAAAGAAGAGCACCACTGCAACAGAGGCTCCTTCAGTTGATCCTGTTGAGGAATAATCCGCTTATTTTTAACACCAAAGCCCAGTTTGCAACGCAGATTGGGCTTTTTGTTTCTAAATATTTGAACGGAATTTGTTATATATCTTCGAGCACGCTCTAATCCAGTTGAGCAGAGCTCAATAGATTTGAATACAATAAATACGAAGCAATATGAGTAATATAGCAATTGATTTTGATGGAACTATTGTCACACATGAGTTCCCGAAGATTGGCAAGCTGCTTCCCGGAGCGGTAAAGACTATTCAAGCCCTGCGTGCTAATGGACACAAGGTTTTCCTGTGGACTATGCGATCTGAAGAGCCAGTTAAGGGTCACAATGTCTTACAGGAGGCTGTGGATTTTTGCAAGCGTGTGGGTATTGAATTTGACGCAATCAACAAGTCATCATCAGGCTGGGGAACAGGTTCACCGAAGCAGCACGCAGACTTATATATAGATGATGCAGCGTTGGGTTGCCCTATGAAAGCAATCACAAACACTCGCGGTAAATTCATGCTGGCTGTTGATTGGAAAGAGGTAGCTAACGAACTTTTAGGAGAATATATAACACCAGATCAATATGAATCAATCATTGCAGAGTTTACGAGATGAGTTGCGAGAATATATCGCGCAGAACACACCAGGGTTCACCCGGGACGGTGATAAATTTATCCGCCGCGGCCAACAGGTCCAGGACATGGGTTGGATCGTCATCAACGGTGTAAAACGAGCTCAGCCACCACGCATCTTTGATATTCTTCAGACCATTGAAATGTTGGGGGATGGCGCAGTTATCACCGGGGATCGAGAAGAGCCATTCGAACTGGTTCGTTTTGGAATTGATATATCCTGTGATAATCAGAAACAGCAGAATGAAATTACTGTCAATGTCTTTTATGATGACATGGCGGATGTTATAGAATATTTTACAGAAATTTTTGGAAGATGAAAGAATTAACAGAAAAATTAGCGCAGCTGGTGACAGCTATCCCAGCATTCGCAACACTTGCACTGATGTGCATATTTTTTGACGCCTGGTTTTGCAGCGTGGGTTATGAACGGTTGTTTGTCCCAATCGCTCAGTCATATGGCTACACACCAGTGAACATCGACTATCACCGATGGGTGGGCATTGTGGCGCTGCTCTTTGTGATACGATATGAACTGAAGGGAACCAAGCCGCAAGAAACTGTGGATGGAATGAAAGGTTGTTCGCTGGTTTTGGGGCGCGTGCTCACTATGATGGGTCTGATGGTGCTTTGTTATATCATTAACTGGTTGTTCCTATGACAAGCGTTATAACATTCTCAAAACGCACATCAGTCGTAAGTTGGCTCAATACATGGGGTACTAGTGTAGTTGTATTATCTATAGTTTATAAAGATGAGCAGTATGAGGTTTTTTATAGAACAAAAGATTACCACACTGAGCAACAAATTATTGCGGCTTCGATGTGCATGGCTTGACATTCATGATCAGCCGGCTATGATGATTGACAGACATTCTTATCGCAAGATATATGTTTGTCCGACCTGTGGGAAGGTGCTCAAAACCTTCTGACTTAAAATAACGCGCTCTACGCGCAGATAAAAGCAGCCCTGAAGATTTATATATCCTCAGGGCTGATCTTTTGTTAGAGCGCAAATAAATGCGCTTATTTGCGAAGTTATGAGTTTTGGTTCTCTTCGGTAAATTCTAGTGCTATCAAATCTCGCACTGGAATCTCCTTTTTGTACACCAGTTTATCATTATCAATAGCCATCACATAAAACTCTGCGCTGTTATATACATCACGTGTCTTGATGACTGTGCTGATGAGAGTTTTTATAGAGTCGCTGGCAAGCACTGCGGTCAGTTCACCTGAAGTGATAACAATCGGATACTTGTTGATAGCAACTTTGTCATAACGGTCATGGCCTGCTGTGGCCACACAAATATTCACTGCAAACATTTTTATACTATTGTAATAGTGCTACTCTTCGGGAACTCCTGTGTTTCAGTTGTGGTTGGTACATACTGCTCATAGCTCAGAGGAGTATATTTATCAACCAACCTCCACGACGGAGTGTCTTTAATAGTTTTTACTTCATCACCAACTTTATATCTGAACGTGATCTTATAAAAGCCCAGTGGCAGGGGTTCGTTGTATGGCCAGGCAATAAACGGATCGCATATATTATCACTAAGTGCCTGTATATTACGCACACGTGAGCATGAATAGAACTCCCATGCCGGGTCGCTATCACATATATAAGAATATGGCACGCGCTTTTCTACCTGTGTTCCGTTCTGAGATAGCTCTATAATGGCTGTGGGTTGGCACACGACCGGAATGTCGCGGCACACATCAGAAGGCACCGGGACAAGCTTATGAACCTCAGGTAAGAATACGTCTTTATCATATGTGCTGTAAGTAACTCCGGTGAGCAAGTTCGCGGTTCTAGTATCGAATGTTGGTAGCGGCTGGTCACGATAACGCGGCACAATTCGTATATAAGAAGACATCAGTCCCTGATTCCATGAAAACCAGCAGTTGTTCAGCTTGCTCTTGTTTGCTGTGCAGAAGTTATATAGTGCTGTTGCTGAGTTTCGCCCAGACCATGTGCAAGTTCTCATCACTGTTGCATAAGGTGCTTGCCAGTGATATGTCTTATCTGATGACGAACGCACTGGGATATAGGCTGAATATCGAATGCCTGACTCATCTTCGTTTGCAATAGCCTGATCCGTCAGGAACACTTTGTAAGAATCTTCAAGCTCCTCCAGTGTATAATCAGAAGTCTCAAGGGTTTGCGTTGTGTTGTACAGAGCGGCTGGATCTGCTGTGAAGGGATTTGGTGTTTCACAGGATCTGTCTACCGCAGCTGCCAGTGCATAGTACTTCAGGTTAACACGCACATTGTCTTTAATAGTGAATGTGTAGACTTTGGTGTAGTACTTTCCGGACTGCCCCTTGAATCTGAACGACATTTTATATTCACCTGCATGTGGGAACAAGAAACTGATAGAGAACTTGTTTGATGGAGAACTCTCTGAAAATGAAGTGGTTACAAACTCACCCCACTGATTACCCTCACAAGACCCTGATATTATAGGTTCTTCAAACTCAAAATTTCCTGTTATCACAGCTCCAATACCATTGTAAATCTGACCCAGCGATTGTTCCAGGGCTTGTTCAACATCTTCGTCTGTGGTAGCATCTGCATCATCCACAACATGACAGGCAATGATGGGTGCGTACTGCATATCTTTATAAGCATCCTGTGAGAGTAGGATAGTGCCATCGTTCTCCAGCGCCTGCCCATATGCTTCAGAACGAGGTAGCCCAGCATTCACATGTACTACGTCCAGGTGATAAGTAGGATCAGACAAATCCAGTGAGGACTTCTCATCTTCCTGATCAGAAGACCAGTCTACATCAAAGTCATTAGCCTCAGTGAAGCACTCTTCCAGCACTATATCATTGGAACCCCAACCCAGATAAGTGATATGTGAGCTTATGTCTTCTACGACCGAACGAACAAGTTCTGTATGGATGGGCATGAAATATGTCTCTAAAAAATCACCGAGCAGCACCATCTTCAGACGCATCTCGTCTTCGGACCATCTGCTTATCAGGCCCTCGGTATCAGGATTCTCCAGTGCATCTGTATCATACAGTGTGGGTATGAAGCCTTCACCTTCACCTGGTACTCGTTTAAGGGAGCGTAGTGCAAAATAGGTTGTTTTGGCAGAATTGAACATCTGCTGATTGGCAACAGTGCTCACAAACTTACCAATGGGCTGATCATACATCTTGGTGCCATCCGGAGTCTCATACTTCCACACCTCACGCAGCTCCGCTAAATTACCATACTCAAACCACTGCAGGGCGTTTTCAAGAGACTTATAAGAACCCTTGTTATCCAACAGCTCCATGTGACTGATGAGCAACTCGCGAAACTTTCGATTCAGCAGCACCCAGTCTGTATCGTCTTCATACACATCCGTCGGGTAGAGGGCCTTGGTAACAAGCTCGGGGATCTCCACACCGATGTTGGCAAGATTTATCTTCAAGTTTTCATTCTCACCCCAGAACTCAACCCCAACCTTGTATGGGATTTCATTTATATATAAGTTTTCTATGTACTCACCCTCAACATCTGAGCGGCACACAACAATTAACTGATAGTAATACAACGAGTTAACCCCGGACTCAGTGCCGCGAAGAGTAACGCTACCGCTCACCACATCCGATACCTCTAACCATTCTTGTTGGTCATAATCTGTGACGTCTGCGCCGCTCTGTTTGTTATATAGCGCAAACACCCAGTCATTAGCATCCCAACTGTCAAGACGAGCTCGTAGGGTTGCCTGGTCTGAGAGTATATATAGAGATTTATATCGTATCACACCAGTGGAGAACGGTCCTGCCCAATGGATGAACGGATAGGATCCGTCAAAACACTCGGCGGAACTATTTGGCTTTGGTTCAAAAAATGTAATCATCATTCATATACTATGATTAACGGATCTGTAACATCTACCTCCTGACCTGCACTATTTAAGAAGTCCCAGCCTCCCATGAGCACGGGGAACTGATTATCAGCATCTACAACAATATTGCCATGTGCATCCAGACCCAACATGGGATTCTCCCCAGATACCAAGCGCACTGTAGAGGTCTTTGTTCTGTATGTGCCAGTCACCGGATCAAATATATACTGTGTGTCTTGATACATTCGTGTCTGCAGCGCGGTTTCATTGCGTTCTGAGAGGAAGTAACAATTCACACCATCCACTTCGTCAATGTTGTCTTTGATGAGGTTGATGATGTCTGATTTTGGTATATAAGAATCCGACTGAATGTCGCCAAAGAACTCACCCACAAGAGTGCGAATCTGTGTTGTAATGAGCGACTTGTCGGTGGAGCTGTCTTTGAGTTTTATATATAAATAGCAAGCATACTTGCACAGTTCAATGTCAATGATGTTATAAGTGGTACCCGCAAGCTGCGCACCCGAAGCAAGAATGGCGTTCTGAATGGATGCTTTCTGAATGTCTGACAGCGAGAACTGATTAGGACGGAGGTCAAAATAATCCTCACCCGATTGCATGTCCAACTGATAATTTCTCATCACCAGTGAGTTAACCACAAGAGATCCGGGTTCAGACCAGGTTCTGTTGTAACCTACAAATGAGAACTTATTCAAGAATGCTTTATATGCATTTGAATCAGATAGCACCAATGAACGGGTGTTAAATCCAATCATTTGGCGGATCTTGGTGATGCTTTCCGGGTTGGCCCCAGCTGCAACTGCGTCTTCGGAAGCGAATGAAATATCAAAACAAGTATTGCCATCCACTTCCTCGCCAGCCACATCTTTCAGCTTATCTGCAAATAGGAAGTACCCTGATTCTTTCACATCAATATTGCCCGATTCACCATCGTGCAGCAGGTAAGACACTTCTATAACATCCCCCTGGCCAATGATGCGGCCGTTGATGTCATTGCCAAAGATAATGTCAATACCCGACACTGGATTGTATCTGATAGCATAGGCTTTCTGATCAGGAGCCATATCATACAGCGAAGCAACCTGCTCCCACTCCTCATCATTGACTTTGACTGTGATGTAGTCGGTATCAATATAGCCTGTGAACTTCATGTTCTGTACATATAAAGACCCACCAGTTGCAGTGAAGCGTTGTGTGTCAAACTGACCCTGCACCGCATATATATACTCTGATACTAGGTTAGTGTCGCACTTGATGGTTGTAGCGGCTTTGTTCAGTACCAGGTTGTAATAAAGGCCATTCTGTGAGCATAAGATCTTTTGATGCTCAGCAACTATCACATCCAGCGGCACACGGTTATTGACTTTGTGAGCGATTCTCACCCATACTCCAGCCGCTTTGCCATAGGATGGTTGATAGCCGGACTGAGCAGCCAGACCCAACACAGACTTCTTACGCTGCGCTGTGTACTTGTTCTGTTCCACCAGTGAATCTTCTATATATAGCATGATGTTGTGTGCGATACCCGAAACAACAGTCATCAACTGGCCAAACACAGTATTCTTATTGATAGACTTCTGTGAGCCGGTGGACTGAGCCAGGTAGCTGCTGATATCGTCCATTATCTGATGGAACTGTATATGTCGAAGATTGAATAGTCTCATGAGATTTTGTATGTTTTTGTATATTTTTCTGAATATCTTGTGAGCGTCACTGCAATGACACAGATATCGCGCTCAGTACCCTGCGCTAGGTACACCTCAACGGATGGCTCAAATCCCAGCAGATCCAGTGAATACAAGTCAGAAAGCATCTGCTGTGCCAGCGAGTCCTGATCAAGCTTCTGATCATATAGAGCATATCTGTAATCTGTGCCATAGTCCAGGTCACCGATCAGATCCCCAGGGGTACTTCCAAACAGGATATCGATCTGCTGTATCAGACACTGTACATCATCGGAGATCACAGGGTCGCCTTCGCTAAGATTAAAGTCTATCATGATTCGTAACTATATTTACCCGTTGTCACCAGGTCCATATCTTCATTTAATATATAGTAAGTGCCGGATTTCACAGTGCCTGGTAACAAGCTGCCTTGAACCTTAAACACAATACCTGATTCCACTCGTCCTATCTCAGGGAACGCAGTTCCCTCGATCTTTATGTAAAATCTGCTCACCTGTGACTTGTATGCATCGAGGTTAATGCAGATGTTTTCTGTCACCTCAGGATGTACAATGATCTGTGCGAGTTCGCGTGTGCGGAAGAACACCGGCTGTACTATATTTGCTTTTGAATCAGTCTGTGCGGTCATTTCTACCACAGTCTGAATAGTTTTATTGAGCAATCTTGGTTTCTGAACTATCATTTTATCAAGAACTTCTTTTTCAATTACATAAGGATCACCCACCATACCCTGAATGATAAATGCACACATCTGCTGTGTAAGAGGAATGGAATCGCCGCGCACATCTACATGTACTATATTACCATCACCATTATCAACAGTGACATGGGCCAGGCCCACAAAGCGCATATCTTCTTTCCACTGGAACATGTTCTTTATGGGGAAGTTAGCAAACTTAGTTATGCCATTGTTATCCTCCTTCCAATATATATCGTCATCATCCATCAGGGCCACCTCATAGGTTATGACTACAGAACCTCCACCAAACTGAGCACTTATGTCTTCTTTGCCTGGAGTGAGCATATATATAAGGTTAGGTACTGGTTGTGATGAGAAACTTCCCACCAGGTTCAAACCAGCATCCCATGGGGATATGTGTGCAGACTGTACTGATACCCAGTCAGGATCAGCATCTCCATCAACCCAGGGGGTGAGGGTAATAAGCACATTATCAGGCACTACACCTACCTCTACGTATTGACTGTATATACATCCTTCATATCTGAACGGAGCGCATGCCAAACAATCCCGACCATCAAATACACACTCAACTGCACCACCTATGAACTTATAAGAAATGTTATAACCATAAGCGCCTGGATGATTGTCAGGCCAGTACACTTTACCATCCTCATATACAAAAGGATAGCTACGCACTCCATCAGATATTCGTAACACAGACTTCATTATATATCGAAGAATATAATTTCACCACTACCAACACGCTCGCCGATGTTTGCCAAACGCAGGTCCAACAAGCTATCATCACTACCAATGGCTTCTTTCAGGCCATCCAGGATCGTCCAACCCCAGTGATATACCTCTTTCTGCTCTGCGGTGAGCGCATTTACAAGTTTAGTATACTTCTGAAAATCTCGTTTTGTAATGATGCTGGGACTGCGTATACCTTTTAACAATTTTTCCATGCAGATCCCATCAAATTTGATTTTTGGCGACATACCCAAGTAGCTATTATACAGCTTGCACTTATCGGTGTTCAGGTTGAGCTTCTCCATAACTATGAAGTTCGAACCCAACTTAAACACACGAGGGAATACATCAGATTTGTGACTTTTGCAATACTTATAGAATTTAATATCTTTAGACTCCATGGGAGTATTTTTATGGAACAGCTTGCAAACCTTATTATCACCAATCTCTATGGCAGCTCCAAAAGATCCAGCACCCAGTACTCGGGCAATGCGGTTTTTGGGGAGTTTGGTGAGGATGTTATATAACTCATCTGCGTCAGAGCCATAAGCATTACCTTCACACCAACCCTTAAATCCAGACCATGCCTTTTCGCCATAAGTATCTGTGATAGTACGCTCCATGAACTGCCAAATCTCGCTCTCATCATCATAGTCACTTGCGGCAATCAAGTACTCTTTGAATTGTTCTCGAGTGAATGGGAGAGCACCCAGCAGCTCACGCGCTTCATTTATATAGTCGTATAAGGATTTCATAGAATGTTTTCTTTTGAATATATAATAGGTCCACCTCTTAACTCAACAGGGCAAAAATCTATATTATAACGTACATTGTTATAAACATACAGAATATGATATTAGATTACAATTACCATAAGCAGAAGCATCAGATGACTATCTCCTATGTGACGGAGACAGGTGGCAAGGCGCTGCTTAAATATAACGTAAATCGATTCAAGACTTACGCCGAAGATCCCAATGGTCAGTATGAGAACTGGAACGGAAAGAAGTGCACGGTTCGCATGACAGATCGCCCCGAATGGACTGAGTACAAGACATTCATTGAGGAGCTCCCTGAAGCAGATAGACGATTATTGTTAGGTAAGACTAATCCCCGCCTGTACACATTTGATATTGAGTGTCAGGTAGATCCAAAGATATTTCCCGAGCCCGACAAGGCAGACTTCCCCATCCTCACCATCTCTATTGTGAATGATAAGCTGGATGCCATAGTGTTGGGTATCAAACCGCTTGAAGACTTGCAGAACATGACTCGTCAGTATGAGGAGTGGCTGGACAAGTGTGAGTTCTTCAAGAGCCTGCATCTTCCCACCCCGTCAGCCAAATACATTTATTTCAGCTCAGAGGGCGACATGCTCAACTATTTCCTTCGGAATTTCGTGGCAAAATGCCCGGTACTGGCAGGATGGAACTCACTCGGATTTGACTGGCAGTATATTCAGAACCGTGTCAAGAACTTCTACCCGGAGATCTCATTCAATAGTTGTTCAGTGGATTGGACGATGAAGGGCAAGCAAATCACTGATATGAAAGGCAACAAGGTGCGTTTGAACATGCCTAACCACACGCTCATCCTTGATATGATGGACATTGTGGGAACTTATGACATGGCGGTAATGCCCATTAAAGAGAGTTTGGCACTGGATTACATCGCCACTGAGAGTATCGGTGTGGGTAAGATTAAGTATGATGGAGACCTGCAGCACCTGTATGAGACAGACTACGCCACATATGTCTTTTATAACATGATTGACTCTGTGTTGGTGCAGCTGATTGACAAGAAGTTCAAGACTCTGAGTATTTTGTACGTACAGTCACTCATCTGTCGAAATGATATCTCAACAGCATTTTCAAAGATCAAGATCACTGAGTCCATGTTCTTCAACTACTTTTATGAACACAACATTAAAGTAGTTCCGCCGGATAAGTTTACTGGAGAACGTGGAGAGCTGATGGGTGCTTATGTGCGAAAAACTACACCAGGTAAGCACCAATTTGTATGCTGCCAAGATTTCGCATCACTTTATCCATCGGTCATCATCACATGCAATCTTTCCATTGAGAACTATTTGGGATCGCTTGCAGATGGTAAATTCACAGAGAAACAGCTGGAGGTATATAAAAAAGACCCAAACTACTTTGTTTCAGTAAACGGATGTGTATATAAAAACGACAAAGACTACGCGTTTAAGAACATTCAGTGGGGCCTTAAAAAGCTTCGCGGTGTTACAAAGTACCTCTCAAAGGAACTGGATGCCACAGTAATGACAGATATTGATCACTTGATTGAGGGTCGTACAGCACCGTTCAGAGAGTATTCAGAACATGTGCAGGAAGAACTTAGAGAGTTTGGTTGCAATGCAAGAAATTCTGAGGAGCTGGCACAATATAACTTCAAAGCACTCAAACCACGTCTTAAAGATGACATCACGTTCATGACATGTAAGGAACAGGCCATCAAGCTGATTATGAACTCTATGTACGGTGGATCTTCACATGTGGCATTTGCCTGGTTTAATATCCACCTTGCTAATGACATCACTGGCGAGGGTCGTAACCTAATTCACATTATGGAACGCGACATTCCAGCCCTATTTCAAGAACATTGGTATGAAATGACCGATCTTCACAAGGAACTGGGAATCAAATTGAAACCAAAACGAGCATGACAAATTTCCCTGATAAAGAAAGTTTATGCAAATTGACTAAGCCAAGTCCAAAGTTCTTCAAAGCCCGCTATCCGGAGTTTTATGAATACATAGAGTCCCTGGATGGTGGGACTTTTTCGGAGAAACTGTATAGATATCTACACCCCGAACCTCATGTCTGTGTTGTTTGTGGCGCGCCGACGGCTTATCGCAACTTTGTACATGGTTATAATGTACATTGCTCGACAGCCTGTACTTATAAAGACAAAGAGTGTGTCCGTAAGGCTGAGCGTACTAAAATGGAGCGTTATGGGGATATAAACTATAACAATCGAAAAGCTGCACGCAGGACATGTCAGGAGCATTATGGTGTAGACAACCCATACCAGGCAGAGGAGGTTAAGTCTAAGCTGAAGTCTATATATAATGAGCGTTATGGTACGGATTATCCGTCACAGGCTGCAGAAGTACAGGATGTGCGTCGCACTAACTCACTGGAGAAGTACGGAGTAGATCATCATACAAAAACCGCGGAGTTTAGAAAAAAAATCTCTAAAATACTGCGCGATCTCAGTACAGACCCCGATTTGATCGGCTGGGACGGTGATTATCAGATACGTAAATGCCCTCATTCCGAATGCACCAAATGCGAGCAGCGAACCTATAAAATCCACCCCAAACACTATCATACGCGAAAGAAATTCAATATAGAACCCTGTACAACCATACACCCACTGCAAGTTGGTAAGAACAAAATGTCATTTACGGAGCGCTCCATCAGAGAACTGCTCGCAACCCATGGTGTGCAAACTCTTCTTCGTGAAGATCGCTCCATTCTACCATCCCACAAGGGCCTGGATATTGTACTGCCTCAGTACAAAATAGCTATTGAGTGTAACGGTGACTGGTGGCACTCAGAGGCGCTCAAGCCTTATAAATATCATATGGATAAGTACATCGAGGCGCGTAGTGTGGGGTATCAGTTGTTGACTATATGGGATGATCAGTTTGCAAATCACCCTGATATAGTTAAGTCTGTCATACTGTCCAAGTTGGGCATTTATGAGGTTCGCATCGGCGCACGACAATGTAAACTGAGACAGATTCCATCGCGAGACTGCAATAACTTCTTGAATGCCAACCACTTACAGGGAGCTTCAAGATCCTCTGTGCACCTGGGTGCATACTACAAAGACGAGCTGGTGGGGGTGATGTGCTTTGCAAAGCGCTCTAAGTTGTCCGGCGGAAAGAATGATGATTGCTGGGAACTGACCCGCTTCTGTACTTTGTTGAACTGGCAGATCCTGGGCCTGGCAGCACGATTTATAAAGATGTTTATAAAACAGCACAACCCAGACAAAATAGTTTCGTTCAGTTCAAACGATATCAGTAATGGTGATGTATATAAGAAGTTGGGCTTTGAAACTGATAACAAAATAACCCCAGCCTATTGGTACATCCACAAACAGACCAACCAGCGTTATCACAGAACATCATTCTGCAAGACTCGACTGGCACAGTTGGGGTTTGATATAAGCAGGACGGAGGCTGAGATAATGTCTGAACTACCCTATCACAAGATATGGGATTCGGGACATGTCAAACATACGCTGTATATTAAACATGCACCTGAATAATGGTATATTAAAACATTATTAACCAACAAAATTGATATATGGAAATTGAAAATACATATATAAAAGACAAAACCATTCTGGTTCAGCCGGTGGCAGGGGATACGGATTCTATTTATTTCTGTTACGAAGGTTTGTTGGACACCATTGAAGGAGTTGAGAATATGTCCATTACAGATAAGGCAAAGATATTAGTAGCGCTCAGCGAGAAGTTCTTGAATGGTCATAATAAAGAGATCATGACTGAGTACTATCGTGGCAGAAATATACGCAACGTAGACACGGACATGGTTCATGAATTCGAGCTGGAGACTATTTCATACTCAGAGATTCGGTTGGATGTCAAGAAGCGTTATTCACAGATGCTCATCTTCAAGGATGGTAAGTACTTCGATGAGGATCACTTGAAGTCTAAAACCAAGGGTTTGGAAATGGTTAAGGCAAGCTTCCCAGCACCCGCACGCGACTTGTTGACAAAACTGGTTAAACACCTGCTGATGTCTGAGTCGCCCACTCTCATCCACGAGCTCAATGCAATCTGCCAAGAGGGGCGCCGTGCCTGGGAGGTAGCAGATATAGACCATATATCACCTGCCATTTCAGTGAATGGTTATATGGACTATGTAATCTCAGATGATGATCCTCTACAGGGAGTGGTGGTTAAGAAAGGGTGTCCATTCCAGGTGCGCGGTCTTGCTTTTTACAATTGGTTGAGGCAAACTAAAGGTCTGCCAGGCGAACCCCTGTACAATGGTAAGATGAAATATTACATCGTAAAGCCCAACACTCCGAAAAAGAAGACCGACAATGATGTGATATTCACATTCCAACCCTCAGCGCTCCCCAAGTGGGCCGAGCAGTACGTACCCATTGACCGTAAGGCAATGTTTCAAAAGTGTGTACTAGACCCTATCAATCGAATCCTGAGCAACGTAGGTCTGAAGGACCTCAACTGGGATGGTCACATAGAAGCAAACTTATTTGACATGTAAGATTATGAATACATTTAACGAAGGATTAAAGTATGAACGCACCTGGTGGCCACGCGCAGATGCACTATATAAAGAATTGTTCCCAAACAAAGTCATCTACAGACCCGACTGGAATAATGGTGGCAATCTTCAACGACATGATGTGGATGTAGTGTTACGCAACCCAACGGGCTGGCCAGGCGAGTGGATGATCTCTGAGAAGTTTCGCTCACAACCCTGGGACGACTTGTTGGTGGAATTATATAGTGACTATGACAAGAAGAAACCCGGTTGGGGCACCGACAGTGTAGCACATGAACACTTCTTCTTTTTTGAGGATGGTGAGGACAGCTATGTGCGTATAGTGCCCACTGTAAACCTCAGACATGCAGCCAATTACATCCTAGGGCAATTGGGTCGTGAGATTGCGAGCGCATCTCAAAAAACGACATCAACCACATTAAAACTGGATGGTCATGATATCAAAGTCGTATTTGTGCCAACATTCGGTCCTGACAAGAAAATTTTATGGCGCGGTTGTTGTGTAGCTATAACTGATGAGATTCTTGACTATCTTAATATTGAAGTTAAAACAATAAAATTGAACAAATGCAATACACCGGAAAACAAATAGTCGAGGCAGGAATTGTTTCGAACTATGCAGAGAATGCTGTTCAGCAGCAAGGTATAGATGTGCGCATTAGTGCGCTATATAGATTGTCGGGTGTGGGTTATGTCCCTGCACAAGGCAAGACTTCACTTCCTGAAACCAGCAAGATTGAGCCCAAAGATGGCAGCTGGTTGTTAGATCCTGGTTACTATGAGGCGGAACTCATGGAAGGCATTAAAGTGCCTAACAACGCAGCACTGAGATTTCATACTCGCAGCTCCCTAGTACGCAATGGAGTGCTAGTTCATTCAGGTCAGTTTGATGCAGGGTTCCAGACCGAGAAGGGAGGATGTTTCTTGCAGGTACTTCGTCCGACAATCATCGACCGGGGTGCCCGTATCGCTCAGGCAATTGTCACAGAGACCGCTCCAGTGGAGAACACCTATGAAGGTCAGTTTCAGAACGATAAACAACGCAAGTAAATGAAGATTAACTCAGAACTCCCGCTTACCATGCTCGATATGAACATGGAGCTCAATGAATATGATTTTGTTCTTTTCCACCTATATAAGCAGTATCCTAAGTACCGTGAGTACTACAAGAGGATGAGGCATGAGAATCCGGGTCGCCTGATGATCTTTGACAACTCGGCTTATGAGTTCTATGTAAAAGGAGAGACTCTGGACTTAGCTGAATATGCGGATGCTATCATTGACCTGCGACCAGACTTATTCATTCTTCCCGATGTGCTCATGGACAAGGATAAGACAATTGATAAAACGTTCAAATTCCTGAGCCAGTATTATTTCTCAGACATTATCCATTCGTTTGCATTCAGTGCCCATTACATCCCGAAGCCTTTGGCTGTAGCGCAGGGCAACACTGCCGATGAATTGTTTGATTGCCTGATGTTGTATTACAATGAAAGACTCAAATACGTAGCCATTCCATTTCACAATTCATTCTATAAACAGTGTCCCGACAACAATGCCATGGAGATGTTTGTGAATAATATGGCTGATGATGGTGGTCATGTTTGGGGTACAGATGATATGCGTTATGCAGCGGGCCGAGTTCGCTTCGTTAAACAGGCTGAGTTGTTGCTCAAGAAGTTCCATCATGTGCACTTGCTGGGCTCACATTGTCCCATGGAAAAGAAGTTATATGGGAACTACATAAAGACCATCGACACTGGTTATCCTGTCAAGTGTGGAATTGCTGGTTATGAGCTGGAAGAGGAGCCAACCAAACCGGACATCATCATCGATGACTTCATGACTAAGCGCTTGTCGCAGAAAACCAAAGACTTAATCATTCGTAACGTAAATAAATTTAGAGAATATGGCACTAAAACAAGATATTGACAACCTGATCATTCAGGCAACTAAAGCGCGTTCACCTGAACTGGAGATATATAAGCTCATCAAGTGTGAGTTTGTCAACGCAGAGAAGTCAGGAGCAACCATCAACCAGGAGACTAAGAATAAGATCCTGCTCAAGATGGCAGCACAACGCAAAGACTCTATTACACAGTACGAAGCTGGAGGACGTGCAGATCTGGCCGCTGCTGAGCGCGCCGAACTGGAGGTACTGGAGCAGTTCATTCCTAAGGGACCCACAACCGAGGAGGTTCGTGATGCTCTCACAGAGGCTATCGAGGAGTACCTTGCAGACAAACCGGACTATGTGCTGTCTAAACGAGATATGAAGGCGCTTATGACAGCGGTTCGCAACAAACTTCCTCTTGCGCAGGGTGGGGAGATTGCAGCGTTGTTCAATCAGGTACTTGCAGCGCAGTAATTCACATAACATATTTTAATGCGCTCTAACGAGCGATCTAGGTGGAGACAATATAAGTCTTCACCTTTTTTATTTGATGCGCATATAGCGCAAATAAATGCGCAAATTTTTGATTCTAACACTAAATATATAGTCTACCTTTGTTATATATCTTCGAGAGCGCACTAAAGCGCATACAAGAACATTATGAGAAAGATTATAGACAACTACCTCAAGTACATGTGGAATACATGGAGCGAAGACGAGTGCAAGAGCCTCTTCGGTGACAGAGCAGAATACATATGGCTCAAATGGATGAGTCTTTGTAGAACCGAGGGAATGATTGGTGCTGCTGCAGCATTTTGGGCCGATGTAGACTCAGGAATCCAGGAAGAATTAGTTAACCGCGCAAATTCGTAAACGTCATGTTAGAAAACAGGATCACAGTCAAAATCAATAAGGATTACCGCAAGTTCAAAGCAGGGGAAACCTTTACAATTCCTGTGCAGGACGGTATCACATATGTCACCGGCACTAATGGTTGTGGAAAGTCAACAATTCTTCGTGCGCTCCGCGCCACTAATGACTCGCTTGCCAAAGATCGTCAAAAGAGTTTTGAAGGTATGGTGGACAACCGCATTGAAGATGGTCAGTGGGTCATTCGCGACAAGGATATAACCATTGAAACTGACACCCCCTTCACTCACATCTTCAGTTTTGACGCACAGGCAGATGATCCGACAAGTTTTATCAACGCTGCAACAGCAGGAGGTTTAGTCTGTGGTGGGGGTATGATCGCCATGAGACGCTCTCGCGGCGAATCCACTATGATTCAGTTCGTGCGCTTCATCCGCAAGATTATTGACATTCGCGACAAGACTATCGCCGCTGGTGAGGCCTGGTATCCGCTGATTATCATTGATGAGATTGATGAGGGTCTGGACATTCGTATGCAGATGACCTGGAACGAAACTATTGCAAAAAAGTTCCAAACTATACTTTGTGTGACCCACAACCCGATTTGCATGCTCACCCAGTGTTCTAAGCCGGTACAGGTATATGACATGAACAACAAGGAGGTGACAACTCCGGAGCGTTATATAAAGAAAGTAACTGGTGTGGGGGTAACAATGGACTTTAGCGAGGCTAAAAGCCTGAAAGAAATGCTAAATCCTGATGCTCAATGATATATATTCTTACATATAAATTTTTAAGACATGGAGATAACAAAAATTTTCAACTTCGAAGGTTCGCATGTGGTGCGCAACTGTACTTCGGATCGTTGTTCGCACAGTGTGCATGGTCATTCATATAAGCTTGAACTCACGTTCGAGGGTCGCAAGCTGGACAATGCAGAGATGCTGTATGATTTCGGCTTGATGAAAGGCACTATCAAGGAGTTTATTGATACCTTTGACCACTGTCATGTGATCTGCTCAACAGATTCGGACGAGTATGTGAAGTTCTTCCAAAATCATAATGATCGCTGGGTGATGGTTCCGTTCAACCCGTCTGCGGAGATGTTGTCAGTCTTCTTCTTGCGCATGGTTCAGTTCATCATGGAACACACCATAACAGCCAATGGCGAGGATCCGGATCTGAAGGTTAAGTCTGTGACAGTTCATGAGACTGCAACTGGTCGCGCCACTGCCGATGTGGATGATGTGAAGCATCTTTGGAATGACCTGTGGATTCCGCAGATCGGATTCTCAACAGGAGTACTGAAGAGCTGGTCGAAGGGGCTCTATAACATGTTCTTTGGTGATGGTGCAAATGTGACCAACCCGACTATTAAACAACAGATTGTTTTACCCAAAGCACAGTAATTATGAATATTAACGAAATTTTCGGTCCCACCATTCAGGGTGAGGGAAAGTATACAGGTGCACCCTCAGTATTTATTCGATTGAACGGATGTAACCTGTGCTGCGCATTCCAGGGAGGCTCCACGTGTGACACACCTTATACATCCATCAACCCGGAGAAGTCTAAGATCATGACCACTGAAGAGGTCATCAAGGCGGTTAAGGGGTTGTTAAAGGATACAGTAGCGGATATGTGTCACATCGTAATCACTGGCGGTGAGCCGCTTTGTCAACAGGACTCTCTTATTGATTTGATCGCCGGTATGCGAGCCCAGGGTATGTATAACTTCATCACCATTGAGACCAACGGCACCATTACACCCAAACCCGAGCTGATGGTGGAGGGGATCTTTTGGTCAGTATCTCCAAAGCTCTCAACGAGTTGCCACTTTGAGGGAACTGATATCCCCAAAGCTCGTCAGGAGGCTCATAAGTCAAAGCGCATCAACCTCGATGCTCTGGCAACAATCATCCACGAGGCTGAATCTGACTATCAACTCAAGTTTGTATACTCAGGCGAAGATTCATTGTGTGAGATTTATGATATCGCAGCACGTTTGAACGATACACTCACCGACAAGTATGGGACCCGTGCCGAATGGGATATTGATCATCTGGATCAACACATCATGCTCATGCCTGAGGGTGCGACCATCCAGCAGCTTGAAGCAAAATCCAAAGAAACCGTTAATGCATGCATCAGGACCGGCTGGAGGTTCTGCGACCGCTTACACATCAGAATATGGAATGACAAGCGTGGGGTGTAACCCGCATCAGATCTATAGTACAGAGCGAAGTTCGTCAGGAGCTTCGCTCTATTATTGTATATATATCTATAACAATGTACGACATTTCGGAATACCTATGGAACCACACGAGTTCCATAGACTCAATAAATGAATCGTCAGACTCTCCCACCTCTGACAATGCCATTTATTACAAGATTGGCATGCACAAGTATCTGTGGGCGAAACATTTCAAGTCACGATTTGAAAAGTTGACACGTAAATATAACATCACCGGCGACCACAAACGTGCTGGTATCATCGCATATGCAAAAGACGTTTGCGTACCCATTCTCAAAGCCTCAGAAGAGGTCATTCCCCGTGATAAGTGGGACCTGGATGGACTGATTGGTGAGACCGAATACCAGCTCATGCACCCGCACTATTGGACGCTGACTGAGTTCTGTCTATCAGAAAATAAACGTCTGCGTGATGTGTTGACCGTGTTTGAGTGTTCTAACTCAAAACCATATGTTGACTCAAAGATCCGCAAGAATCTTTTCCTGGACAGGTATAGAGCGTTTACAGACTGCGCCTGCATTTCCAACCCCGGTATCATACCGCTTGAGTGCTCCCAGTACTATCCATATCGTTACGACGAATGGGACCACTTCGCTGAAAAACCAGACATCGCAAAAAAGTACACCTGGGTTTGTGCGGCCCGCTTTTTAACCTATGTTAAAAAGATGGGTTATAAGCATGTGGTTGTGGTTATGCAAACCCCCTACACTCAGGAATGGGCACAGATGTTGTATGATAAAGATATCGAAGGTGCACAGTCATGGTTACATATAGTCAACGACCCAGAGTTTGACAAGAAGATGATTGCAAAGTATAAGAAAGAATATAACAATCACCTGGGTCTGATGCACATGCGTATTTTGCAGGTTCCTGAGTTCTCTGAGCGTTATAGACGCTTGCTAAAGGGTTGTCTCAGCGCAGATGACAAGAAGGAATTTGAAAAGCTTGAGGACATCCTGAAGATCGAGTCTCGCTCGGAACGCGAACAGAAGCTCGCAGAGTTCAACGAGGAACATGATGTGCATGATTATGAACCAACCAAAGGCTTCGGTGGATCCTTTAAGTTGCTTGATCAGGACTCTTCTACCACCAAATCTAAAGTGGAGGGTTATGAAAGTTATGTCAAAAAGCATCTTGAGGGGTTGGAGCAAGCATATAAAGACGCTCAGGAGGATGATAAGAAATGGCACAAGCATCGTGTAGTATTTACTGTTCTTGACTTACTCATGGATAAAGACAAAGACAAGCTCACCTCTGATCCCGACTCTGAGTACTGGAACATGTACAAGGCTATTCACAACCTATGTGATAACAACAAGGATATCAAGCAACTCAATACATACTGCTACTGTTACGCACCACTTATGCAAGACATCTCAAAGGAGTCTGTGCAGAAGTACACGAACAAACTCGGAATCACAATGTTTTGGGACGACCGACGACGTCACCCAGACCGTTAACCATCACCATTATTAAACTATATAAGAGCAAAATATTGTCACCACGGCGCTGTTACAGCGCTACAACGCTGATAATCAGCCAATTAACCCATCACCATAACCCATTTCCCAAGCCCAACTATCTAAACCATGGTTGGGCTTTTTCTATATTAAATCATTCAACATCTAAATTGTAACAACAATGAGAAAATTCACCCGAGACGAACGAGCAGGTTTTGCATATACAGCTGCTCATTGGTGCGCCTATCAGATGACAGCACTCAATCTTCGAGTATGGAGACCGCGATTCCTCTTACACGATGTAGAGAAGCCGTTCTTGCTGTTATGGGCAAAGTATGTACTCAGAAAAAGTTCGCCCTATGACTGGGTGCAGCACTGGCACAGAACTCATCGCGCGCATCACAAAGAATACTACAGAGAAGCAACTCTTGATAAACGTCGCCGCGACATTGACGCACTCGCACTTGTGATTGACTGGGAGTGCTCACGATTCACCAAAGAGTCCTCACCGAAAACCGCCTATGAGCAGTTCATTGAGAAAGAAAGTGAACTTCCGAAACACCTTGCGCTGGACATTGCTACCACTCTACGCTCAGTGGGACTGTGGGGAGTGCTTGCAGATAAAGAGCCGGGACTGGTCATTATGGATTAAACCAACCGCACCAATAAACTATATTTAAGCATTAAAAATTGATAACATATATGAGTAAATCAGAAGTAAAAGTAAGCGATCTCGTGCCGTTCTATGGCAAGTTTGTTCCCACCCAGGAATATCTCGATAACATGCCGGACATGCAGAACTCCGAGTTCGAGGGTCGCTATATTGATATGGTTGGTATCTCCAACTTCAGAGTTCCGTTGACTATCTCTCAGCGTGATGGTGGCACTCAAACAGTTCTTGCATCTATTCATGGTTTCTGCGATGTGCAGTCCTACAAGCTGGGTCTGAATATGTCGCGCATCATCCGCACCTTCTATAAGTCAAAGGATGAGGTGTTTGACATTAACCACCTGGAAGCCATTCTCAAACAGTATCAGAAGGATCAGGAATCATTCAACACCAACCTCAAGCTTGAGTTTGACTATTACGTCACTCAGAACTCGCTGGTATCTGTAGATGATGCAGGCAACCCGAATGTTGGTTACTACATTGTTCACTGTGTACTGGATGCATCACTGGATCGCGCAGGTCAGTTTACAAAGAAACTCACTGTTTATTGGCAGTACTCAAGCGCATGTAAGTGTTCTACCGCACTGTCGCGTTATGTTGGTGAGGTTCGTGGTGTTGGTGCCAATCCCCATTCTCAGCGCTCCACAGCAGCTGTAACCATTGAGTTTGAGGATATGGTATGGATTGAGGATATCATTGACCACTGCCGCAATTCGTTGGTTACAGAGTGTCAGGCGATTGTGAAGCGTGAGGATGAGGCTGAGTTCGCAGTACTCAATTACACCTATCAGAAGTTCATCGAAGACGCCACCCGTGTGCTCGCCAAAGAACTGGATACAGACGCACGCATTCTCGACTACAAGGTTCTCATGTGTCACGCAGAGAGCTTACACCAGAGCTCGGTAATTGGCCTGATTACCAAAGGAATTAAAGACTCTAAGTTTACGTCAGAGGTAACCTCCGCAGAGATCCGCGAACTTGAACAGTTGACCTAATCATGTGTGACGTATTTCAAACATTATTTCAAGAGCAGGAATGGCACGATCATAGGCGCCTGCTCTTGCTTTCAGAGTTTGGGGTGAGTGTTCAGGCGTTTGTATACAATGAACCCATGACTATTCCAACCACTGATGTGAAGATTCGAGCATATATATGTTCATTATATGTAAACGAATCAGTGCGGGGTCACAATCATGGGTCCTGGGCTCTTGAAACAATGGAAAATATGCTCAGAAATACCTATGGTGTCGACACTGTTGAAATTGACTGGGACGAACGAGACTCTGATCTATGGATTCTTGAATGGTATAAGCGCCGTGGTTACGAAGAAGTTGCACAATTCACCCACGGGATAGCACTTGTGAAAAAATTTTGAAAAACAAAAAGGAGTTTCAATTAAATATTGGAGCTCCTTTTGTTATATATCTCTGAGAGCTCAGCTCTCAAATCTATAGAACTATATCTTCGAGTATAGCTCGAATCTAGTTGAGCTCCGCTCAATATATCTTCGAACAGTAAATTCAAAAGACTATGAGCATATTAACTCAAAATATTGATGTATGGGATGATGTTGCTTCGCAACAGTTCTTCAAAGAATACGACCCCAAAGGTCCGGGTCACTCTTGTGTGGGAGTTCTTAAAGACGGTGACAATCGTTGCGAACGCTCGGGTATGCGACTGATCCTGGATGATTGGTCCCTGAATGGAGGTGTACTAAGGTGCGAATCTGAGAAACGGACAGTTATATATAACGAGATCGACTGGGAACGTTATGGTATTACTGAACTGCAGGCACACACTTTGCTGTTTAGATATGGCCACACCCTTCCAAAACGCATTGATTGTCCCTGGGGTCCTAACCTGAGCTATAACTCAAAAGTCACCAACTACACCAACACATTCCGTCTTGAGGATACTTATATAAGAGCCCGCAACATTGTGTTTACGGGGCTGTTTGTTGGGGATCCCGAGCGCAGAGGGCTGTATAATTGTGAATTTGATTGTGAAAGTCTGATGTTCCATGATATCCCATCACACATAGACATCCGTGGTAAGGCAGCAGAGATTTTGTTCTTGATGTCTGACCTATATGACATTGAGAGTTACTTTGGTTGCCACGTCAAACCCCAGGTCTGTGGTCCCAAAAAAGTATCAAACCTCAAGCACGTCCGCGCGCTATATAACAATGATAAAAAATATCAGCGCTACTGGCCAAAGGCAGAGGATTTGTATGATGCAGAGGGTCTGGTGTATGATATGGGTTTGGACAAAATTGATTGTGAGCACATCATCCTCATGGACAGCCTGGTTCGTATGAGGTTACGCAAAATAGCGGGTAAATGGATTTGTATAAACATTGAAAAAAGATAAAGAATATGACGAAAACAGAATTGCTCAGAGCACTTGAGGACAATGAAGCGAAGTTTCATGCAAACCGCGCACGACTCGAACAGCGAGGTCGGGTCATTGTAACCGAGTACTATGGTCGCAGAGACAATCTGTTGAAGCAATGGGTTGCTGATAATAACAATTTTGCGATAGGTGATATTATTCTCGCAAATGGATACCATGGTGTAGTCATAGGTATGCGTGGTGTGCTCAATGGTGAACCGAAAATCATGTATAAGGTTCGCATTGTAGAGGGTGAAAAGCACATAGAATGGTGGTACGAAGAAGAGCTCGCATACGCGAATGATTGAAAACTTTTTGCCTATATTGAAATAACAACTTATAAAATATGAATAGAAGCAAAATAATTATCGCAGCCATGTCAGACCTTCATGGCTACTTACCAAAGACTGAACTGCCGCTTGCTGATGTATATTGCATCTGTGGCGACATTATGCCACTGGATGTTCAGAGTGACATGGTGAGCTCTATTGCCTGGTTGTGCACACAGTTCTTCCCATGGATTGAGAGCTTGCCTTGTGAGAAAGTCTTCCTGGTTGCAGGCAATCATGACTTTATTTTCGAGCACCTTGGGACCGATCGCAATGGACAGCATCGCAAACCGAAGCGTGTCCTACAAAAGCTCATGGCACCGAGCAAGTTGACCCTACTGGAGGATACTGAGGTAATGTATAAAGGTTATAGGTTTTATGGTGCCCCGTGGTGTCCGGATCTGAGCCGCTGGGCTTTTTATAAACCATCGGGGGAGCTCTCTGCGAAGTTCAACAAAATCCCTGAGGGCACAGATGTACTACTGACTCATTGTCCGCCAGCTCTGAACAACTTCGGCACAGTGCTGCAACAGGATGTATATAACTATGGCGCAAAGTATGGCTCACAGGAGCTTGTTGATGCTATCAGTAACAAAGTCATTGCTCCACGACTGAATATTTTTGGTCATGTGCATACGGGTCAACACCTACGTGCAACCTACAATGGAACCACATTTGCGAACGTATCATTAAAGGATGAGAATTATTCGGTCACTTACGAAATACAAACGTTTGAACTATCATGATGTATCATGTGCGGCTGGAGCCGCCGGACCTAACTGTCTGGGGTTGGAGGTGTAAAGTATATAACTTGCTGATCTGTAAGGTATATATGAACTACTGGCTGCTAACTTCGCGCAACGCAGACACTGGGCTGCCAAACGGCGCCTATCAGTCACTCAAATCAATAGAAATAAAATTCAGAAAATTTAGAAAATAATATGCCTTTATATTCAAGAGCACGAGCCATTGCAATGCCTCAGAAACCGGGTATTCAAGGTATGTTGGAGCAGGTTGAAGCAGCTGCACGAACTTGTTACCGATCTGAGGGGTTCACAAAGTATGATGAAAATGGTAACTCTATCACAGCTAGTGAGTTTGTCGCACGAATCGTCAAACAGTATCGGCATGAGTCAGTCGCCGAGCACGGTGCTGTGTATCTGGCGATTCATGTAAACGATGACGCAACCGAGGAGGTCGTTAACTTCTATGAGGACAACCCATACTCACGGGTAACATCAACCGGCGGCACACCGTTCACACGATGGTACTTTATTACAACCAACTACCGTGTGTTGATCGAGAACAAACGTGAGGATGATTTGCAGTACTGGACGGAACCTACTGAGAATCACATCCGCAGATACACTGTACGATTGTTTACTGATCGTGGGGTCAGCGCTGAGTCAAACCGTCACCGCGCCAACTCACCGACTGAACGCAGCACGCGATTTGTCAACTATGGTCATGATGGCGCCATTACAGTATGTGCACCCGAGGAGATTAGTGATCGGGAAATCATCACAAACACTCAAGAATGGGGAGGGGTTGAGAATGCATTCAGATACATGTGCACGGCTATCTCTAACAACAAAGATGATATGTTTGGACTGATTGATACTTGGATATTTGCCAACAGCGCAGCCGAATGGGCGTATCTGCGTCTACTCAAGCTGGGTTGGAAACCGCAACAGGCGCGCCGCGTCCTTCCCATGGACGTTGAGACGGAACTGGTTGTATCGGCATACCCGGATGAATGGGCTAAGTACTTTGGCTGGCGCTTCCACGGGTTCACTGGACCTCCACACCCCGACATTAAGTATCTGACTGGCTGCATCATTGACCAGTTCATTGAACAGGGATGGCACGACCCAGTCATTCAGGCACAAGAAAAATATTCAAAAAATTAGCGCGAAAAAGAGCCTCTCAGACTAAATTTCTGAGGGGCTCTTGTTATATATCTTCATCAGAATAAATTAAACAATTAAATTAAACAAGAAATATGGAAGCAATTACAAATCTCCGTCAGTCATTTGCTGCAGCACCTGCAGAAGTTCGCAATCAGATCGCTCGTCAATTCGAGCCGCTGGTGAACAAGATTGTTTCGCAGTGGCACCGTCGTCTCAAGACCGATTGGTACACACTCAAGTCCATGGCTTACGAAGGTCTGACTATCGCGATGAATACATACGATCCTGAACGCTCACAGATGAACTTCACTCAGTTCGCTGCGTTTGCAATGCTGAACAACATCCGCAACTGCTCTTGCACAGAGCTCCACACAGTGAAGCTGACCAGCTATACACAGGAGCAGATCAAGAAGACTCAGGCTGATGTAGCTGCTGACGCTGAGGTATGCGAAAATGCGGCTCCTGGCATTGGCGCTACCACATTCACCACGGTGAGCATCTCAGCAGTGATGAACCCCGCAGGTGACAACGAGAATATGAATCGCGAGATGCGCTACGGTGTGTATGAGAGCGCGAAGTTTGAAGACGGTGACCCGATGGAACTGTTGAAGACCGAGGTTGATACTCATTGCAACGCCACTGATGCATACTGCTTCTACTCATTCTTCGGAGTATGTGGAGTGCCGGAGAAGCAAGTAACTGAGCTCGCAGCAGAACTGAACGTAACCTCGGGTCGTATCTCTCAGCGCATCAAGAAGGTACTGGATTATATTAAATCAAACGAAGACATATGCGAAGCAATGGCAAGTCTCCTCGAAAAGTGATCCGAATTGGTTCTGAGTCTTGGGGTGAGCGAGAGCTCGCCCAACTCATCAGACGCAGGATGATAAGCAGAGGACCCGACTCTAAAAAGATATATAAACGAACTCCAAAACATAAAAGATATGAATAAGACCCTATATATATTCGATGTTGATGATACCCTGATTGCAACCACCGCATGCGTACGTGCACTGGACCGCAACGGACGCGAGGTGTTCCGCGCGGGCACGAAGGTGTTTAATGCGCCTGATAGCACAGAGAAGTTCTTATCTCCCGGCATGCACTGGGACTTTACAGAGTTTGAATCTCTCGAGCAAATCCTCAAGGAACCCACTCTTCCAGCCTTTGAGATTCTCAAGAACCTGGGTACGGACATCACCAATGCGCACATCGTAACCGCGCGACAGAAGAAAGAGATGTTGTATGATTGGTTGCGCGAGAAGGGCGTCAACATCTTATATAAAAACATTCACACTTTCGATGCAAATAAATACAGCACAGTAGCGCAGTTCAAGGCAGCAGTGGTCAATCAGCTTCAGTACTGGAATCAACAGGATGAGGTCAACATGATGATCTTTGAGGATGATGCAGAGAACATCGCAGCCATGAAGCAACAATGTGAAGTGTTGGGGATTGGTTATAACATCATTGAGCCGGTTGAGGCTAAACATGTGGTATTTTAATCCTATTTTAATAGGTCATTAAAATAGTGTTAAAATGTAGATAACTCATTGATATGCAACAGCCTACACTTGAATATATATTAGAACGTCCGCGCAACCGCACAACTGAGAAGTTCATAAGCACACACTGGCCTGAGTTTTATCAGCTGGTGCGCACTTATCCTGGCACCAAGTTCACGGAAAAACTATATAACTACTATCACAAATGCCCGGAACATGTTTGTGAGACATGCGGCGCGCCAACCACTTACCTGGACCTCACCCGTGGCTATCAACGATTCTGCGGACGAAAGTGTGCAGGTGCGGCAGAGTCCAGCAAGACTAAGGCTCGTTTAACTATGGTGAAGCGTTATGGAGATCATGTATCCAGGGTGCCTGAATTCCAACACAAGGCTGCAGAAACTAATAAAGAGCGCTATGGTGGCACTGGGTTTGCCTCAAAGGAGCTTGTGCAAAAGTATAAAGAAACATGTCAAGAGCGTTACGGGACCGATTGTGCATCATCATCAGATGAGATAAAGAATCGGGTGGCGCAGGCCTGTGAGCAGAAGTTCGGAGCCAGTACATATGCGCGGGGCAAATTCTTACAGGGACACCCAGAAATCATTGGAGTTGAGGACGGCAATTTTATAGTACAATGCGATGGGTCCTGCTGTGACGAACGACAATTTTGCATAGAGCCGCGCTTATATATAAATAGAATCAATGATGGTACTAACCCGTGCACTAGGTTGATGCCTAAACAATCGCGTGATCATTGCTCATCTATTGAATTATTTATCCGTCAACTCCTGGACGAGCATGGTGTGAAACATATCGATGGCTCATACGATATCATCCCACCACAGCAGCTTGATATATATATTCCTGACAAGAAGGTTGCCATTGAGTGTAACGGAGTGTATTGGCATTCAGACCGCGAGAAACCTTATAACTATCACATGGATAAGTTCAGGTTGTGTGGGGATCATGGAATCCAACTGATACAGATATGGGAGGATTGGATTGTTAACAAGCCCGAGATCGTGTGCTCTATGATACTTTCGAAGTTGGGGGTCTGTGAGCAACGCGTTTATGCACGCAAATGCGAGATTCGTGAGATCGACAGACGAACTTGTAATGAGTTTCTTGATGCAAACCACATCCAGGGGCGTTGTCAGAGTGCTGTGAACCTGGGGTTATTTTGTAATGGACTAGTTGCAGTAATGGCTTTCAATAAACGTTCAAAGTTGTCGGGCGGTAAGAACTCAACAGATAGTGAGTGGGAGCTTATAAGATTCTGTGGCAAACTCAACACAACCATAGTCGGAGGCGCGGGTAAGTTGTTAGCGCATTTTGAGAAGCACTACAACCCGGGAATCGTTACATCATTTTCATGTAATGATATATCAAATGGTAATTTATATAAGAAGCTTGGATTCAGCACAGATGGTACCATTTCAAACTCTTATTGGTATGTAGATAGGCGGTTCCGCAGGTATCATAGGTCAACGTTTACCAAAGACTCCATCATCAGAAAGGGCTTGGCGCCATCAACAGACAAGTCACAATGGACTGAGCGCGAGGTTATGGATGGACTGGGATTCTTTAGGATATATGATGCAGGCACTACAAAGTGGATAAAAAAAGCTCGAGGATGACCTCGAGCTTTTGTAGTTTATAATCTGCTTACATCAATTTTCTGCATCTCTGGCGTAAGAATGTGCGCAGTGCTTGGATGCACGGTATAACCCAACCGCGACAGCACATCTCGATTGAGTAGCACATTGGTTGTCTTGTTCTCACGTGACTTTACAACAGCAAAGCGAACGTCCTTAACCTTACGCAACCCCACCGTTATCTCAGGTACTATGATGGTCGGGCGCTCATACTGCTCTTCACCAGCCTTGGCAATCATAGACTTCTGTTTCTTAAAGGAAAGGTTCTTGCCACCTACCTTAAATGAAATCTCTTTACCATTGTCCGCAAACTTACCCACTTCCATAGTTGAAGCCGTTGTAGAGTTGCCAGTATCCAATTTCGCTAACATATCTACGTGAACATTATCAGCAAACTTTATGTTAATAGACTCAACAAATCCCGCTGTCTTATCCTGCAACATAAACTCTGAAGGATCATTCAGTTCGTTCACCATCACATTGATAAAGTTCCGCTTGATAACCTCAGAGATTCCGAATGTACCCGGACTCGCATTGATTTCGAGAACTACATTGTCTCCAATCTCCTTGTTAGAACCTTTCACCAGTGGCATGATGTCAACTGCGCACCAGGGTAACTTGGAGAGCATGGCTGTACGTAGTGCAATTTGTTCCTGTTCAGGGGTAAGCTTGATAGGCACCGCCTCAGCACCCAGTGATACATTAGAACGGAAGTCGCCACCCAGTTGCTGACGCTTCATAGCAGCCAGGATGATTTGTTTGTTGCGCAGAGTTAGTACGTGAACACGGATGTCACCACCGTCACCTTCCTCTTTGCGCTGTATAATAAGTCTACGTTCCGGGTCAATAGCAAAAATAGCTTGAAGTACCGCGGTGGTGCGTTTGCAATCGATCAACATGACGCCAGTACCTCCGTGGCCGTCTAAGATCTTGATTACCAAGTCCTTATCTTTGTTCTTGTCGGGGTCATTGAAGTTATAGTCAGGATATACTCGAGTTATCTGTGCCTTAAACGAATCAGCATCATAGAAATCTTCCTTGGTCATCAGGCAGAAACGTGGTTGAGGAATGTTACCCTTCTCAAACAAACATGCTGACTGATACTTATCGCAGGCAATCTGTGAAGGTCTGATGGGGTTGAGAACTAGGAACCCACGATCCTGCAACAACTGAACTGCATGTTCACATTCATCTTCACCCTGCACTCCCAAACGTGCAAATACAAGGGTGTCCAGGTTAGACTCTTTCTCAATAGTGAACTCCTCTTCATCATCACGGATGGTGATACGCGATTCGTCCTCTTCTGCGTCCATGTCAGCGGCAACAAAGATATGTAGCTCGGGCTTCATGTCAAAATCTTTAATGGCCTCATGAATGTTCTTGAGCGTCTTGTTCTCATCAGAACGGTCATTGGTGAAGATAATCCAGTGCTTGAATATATTGTGATATTTCTTAATATTCAAATCAGCATACACCACGGGCAACTTGTCGGCCTTGAGTACCTTGTCGGGTTTCTCGGAGCCCTTCGGTTCGTCCCGTTTATCTTCGTTGATGCTGAACGCAGCCTTGAGATCATCCACAGACTCATATATTGAGTAATCGATTTCGTTGTTCATTTATTTGTACGAAGTTAATTTTTTAATATAATAGCTTATTTTTCTTGGCTTCATTCTAAATTTTTGAGGCGTCTTTGTTATATATCTTCATCAGAACAAAATCAGTAACAGTTAAAAATATAAACAATATGGGAGGACTATCAGGACATATGATGCATCCACATGACAATCTTAAGTTAACAATCGGTCAGTTCAAGACCCTCGCGTTCAAATCACTTGCAGGTCAGTTGCCGATGGCTGAGAAAGTGGATGGTTTTAATATTCACATTCTGAACAACAATGGTGAGCTCCGTTTTGCACGCTCAGGTGAGGATCTCAAGTTCGGTGGATTTGGTCGCGCGGATATTGAAAATCGCTTTGCTAATGGTCGTGTAAAAGAGGTATTCCTTGCCGGTTGGGATATGGTTGTAAAGGCCGGTTTTTGGAAGGATGTGCCGGAATTCAATGTCAATCACACAACCCTCAATGCAGAGATTGTTCTCCGCGGTGTCACTAACATCATGTATTATGAGCAGTCTGAAGTGATTCCTCATAACATATACACCTGGGAGAACACAGGCAAGTGGCAGGTCGTGTGCGTTGAGAAAGTCAGCGCATCACAGGATACGTTCTCATATGATGGAATGCCCGATAATGTTATTCCTCGCACATTTGGTTATAACCTTGCATGTGAGCGCTTTGCAAAGTTGGGTATGACTGATGAGAACACACTTGAAGACTACTATAAGGCTGAGTACGCACTATATATGAACAAAGAATGGAAACGATTTATAGATGCGGATCCTAAGACCATGGGGTTGTTATTCAATCGTTTCTTCGGAGTCAGTGAGAAAATCAACCTTCGCGAGATTCGCAAAGCCGCTAAGTTGGGTATTCAGGATATCCTGGACAATGAAAAGAACATCGTATGGAACACGAAGAAACTCCTGGATATCGCGGTGCTCAGTATCGGTTCTCAGATCCTTGATGGTGCGCAGGGGCTCAATGCAACCACCAATACTTCTTATCAGGCTGCTGGGTTAATTGAAAAGGACATCAATGCAGCAATGTTTGACCCCGAAGTTCTGATGACCGAGAAAGAGAAGTTTTCAATGCGCTGGAAGTATACAGGAAATAAGATCTACGGCATGGAAGGTGTGGTAGTAGAGTTTGAAGGAAATCTTTACAAATGGACAGGTCCGTTTGCACCCATTAACCAATTATTAGGAGGACGTAACAAATGAAAAGTGTTTTGAATATGAAAGTGATTTTGCGCAACATCTTACGCGCAGTTCTTGGTCTGATCATTATGACGGTGCTGTATGTGATCTGGGTCCCGGTTGGGGTTTGCAGAGCCCTGGTGGACTTCGATGGTGCAGGTCAGTTGGGTTACGACATGATTGACTGGTATAACAGGCTTCGTCGCAGATATCAAAATGGCAAGGTCAATCGTAATTGAATAAATACTCATAAAGCGCATTTATTTGCGCTCTAACAAAAGATCAGCCCTGAGGATATATAAATCTTCAGGGCTGCTTTTATCTGCGCATATAACGCATTAAAATAAGTCAGTGCAGTTTTGCATTAGGATTCTTAAAATTCTTGAGCTCATCCACATAGGATAGCAAGAACTGTGCCACATGCTCAATGAAGTCAAGAACAATCCTAGTAGTGCTATTTGTCGTATTTACAATCACCTCAGGAAGCACCTGCTTGAGCAGTCCATTGGTTTTATAGTCATATGGACGATGCTTTATCTGATCGTAACGATGTATATCGGCGTAACGTGTGCCTGCTGGTCTATATTCCATATTCTTTAATCGAGCGTAACATTTTCTGATATAATCTTTGGTATAGCGGATTTGATACGGTCTGGTTGTGAACCCAGCGCTTCGGCGATGGGCTGTGTATAGGGATTTGCTGCAGCTGCTTGTCTAATGGTGGCCAGGCAAGATTGAATCATATTCAGCACCTTCTGGGTCTCATCGCCATAGCATGCCGAATGTTCCGAACCACCTTCTGAGCCCAGGGATATGGAATCGCCACAAAGATGCACAATACGATTCGCAATACCTGGGTTCAACAAGATGCTACCATCCGCTTCGATGTTTATATAAGAATCTCCGTTACGGAACATCCAGCCAGTGCCATCTGAAAAGTATATAGTAGCATACCCCGTGCCGGCTTCACGATTGCATATTACCTCTACATTCTCCTCACCTTCGATGCTGTCATTGTGACCTGTGCGATCATCCTTACGGAACCAAAAAAGTTGCAGCGGATTGTCTGTTACATTGAGCACCCAGACCTCATCTTGAATCTTGGGTTCGGAGTATGTATTGGCATGCAGACCAAAAAATGGCATGACAGCAGGCAGCACCTCCTGATCCTCCGCAGAGAACAGACCAGGCGCCTCCACCTTAACGTTTCCCGAACCGAGAACCTCTATAACCCGACCGGGACGCAAAGTCGCGTGAAGCAATTTCATGTTCGTTGGTAGTAAGTTTCTGTACCGGATGTGCAATAGGAATGTTCTCCATAACCGTGCGCGGCTCAAACACTGGAATGTTAGATTCCACTTCGAGCTGCACCTCCACATGACGCCTATGTGATTCTTGGGTGTCACCCTGAATCTCGGTCAGGTGTTGGTCCTCAATGCTTTGAGGTATAGTATAGGAGCACATTATGGATTGCCCCAGGTACACTATGCTAAAAGTTCTTATAAAAGCGAGTTTGGTGCAGACATGCTGCATCATCTCCAGCACATCAGTGAACGAATCCAGCATATAGTCCAGGTTCACCTGCATCTTAACGGGCATGCGTCTAAACTCAGCGCTCAGTGTATACAGCTTATCGCCAGTGTCATACTGAAACGTGCCTCGAGTATATGGGTTGGTGAGCTGATCCGGCACCATGTCCAGGGCTCCAATTGTTATGGTACAACGTGGTACTGCGTTATATATATACTGTTCGTTTGTCACCTCACATGGCTCTTTGGAGAAGTCATAATCCTTTTCCAGCAACCACATGGTGCTGTCGCCGGTGTTCATAATCATATGGGGGACTGGGATTCCACGGATCTTCATAAACGATCGCAGGTCCACCATCAGGCCCTTTATCAAAGAAGAAAAGAAGAGCTGCTGGTTGTTGCAGTCCAGCTCTCCTTTTCGTATTTTCATTACTACGTCATCCATTAGCGTACTGTTACACTATATTTGGTCAACGAATCAACCGATGTCTTGGCTGAATTCAATAAGTCTGATGTTGACTGATTGTACTTCGCAACAATCTGAATCTGATAATAAAGTGGATCAGCATACAGTGATGTACGAACCATCACACCCAACGTCCATGCATCAGATGACTTAGTGTTGTTAAGCATATACTCAATGATGCAATCAAACTGAATAGTTTCGCCTGGTGCTAAACGATATTTCGCATTTACTGCATCCGCATCCATACACAGTCCGTACTGGTTCGGAGACATTGGGTAGACAAACAGACCCGCTGGCTTATTTGTATTGCATACTCCCGTGGCTTGGTCATGAGATGCGTTATACTCGTTAAAGTTTGGGTAATCAGAAGCCCCCAGCGGCCCCAGTGGCGAACCATCATATGGATTAGTTCTACGGAATGTAATGATCTGATTGCAGCGCTGTTTGTATGCTACTGATTTGATGGTTGTTTGTGTATCATCCGCAGTCCATACAATTCCCACACCGGATTTGCTTTTGTCATTGTCGATTTGGAAGTCATCAGATGGAAATATCTTATACTGTCGTTTGTCAACAGTAATATCTCTTGAACCCGGGAATACAGAGAATAAATAAACAGTATGTTCAGTTGTATTTGTCAGCGTAAGGCTTCCTGTACTATACACCCAGCTATCTTTCTTATAAGAAGATCCTGTTGGCACTGAGTCTTCGGATTCTGATACAGAAATCCAGGCAGGCAGCTGAACTACGTTGTTCACATCAGGCAGTAGTGTTGTCGCCGCCCCATCCACAATGAACTTGGCTGAAAGTATATCAGAGCCAGTGCCCTCAATCATATCCTGAAGCTCGGTGATGTCTGCTGACATGTCCTGAAGCTTATCCTTCAGCGGGATAATACGACGTTCAGAGGTATAGAAGCCTGAACTGATGGACTCTGGCTTGTGGAAGTATGTGATGTCCTGGTCGTCAATGGAGTCATCTGCATGGGCTGTGATACCCTTATTACTCAATATGGTATCGAAGCGATTAGTCTCAATGTCTGAGTTGTTCTCTTCAATGATGGTGGTCACTTGAACATCCTGAGCAAGTTCATCAGGGAACTCCACAGTAAGTGCATCCGACCACTCGCTCGCCACAGTCACGAACGGATATCCAAAGCCCCAAATGATACGTACCTGCAGCTCCACATTCTCGCCCTGAGAGATGGGAATGTCCAGCTGATTGAACTTGGGTACATTGTCTGAGTACTTAAAGCCGCTTGAATCCACATCATCGCGCGTGATTTCATAAGAGCCATCGCTATATACCATAGAACGCTCGCGGAGTGGTGGGTTGTATGTGGACCATTCGGTAAACAAGAACTTGTCACCAATCACTGATACATTGGCCTGTGGAATGTCTGCATTACGATATCTGTAACGGCACTGGATACCTAGGATATTTTCGCGGATAGACTCAACAGAAGTGGTCACCTCTTGAATACCCAGTTCAGACGAACCGATCACCGGCATGGCTTCTGCGATGCGCTTGGCAATGGCTTCTACATCCAGGTAACCGCGTGCACGGAACTTGGCGGATTCAAGGGGAATCGTTGCATCGTTGGCTGAGGTGGCGATGTTATCAATGATCTTGTTTATAGATGTGGTTAGCTCATTCTGTTGATCCTGAAGCTCTGCAATCTGTGCTGTATAAGCCGAACGCGTACCCGACATGTCATCAAATGAAATCTCAGCGAGCGACTCTGTGAGTGAAGCAATGCGCGACTGCACTTCTGACAGGTCTGCCTGGTACTGTTTCTTCTGTGAATACAGCGCACGAATGTTCTTGACAGTGTCTGAATCATTCAGGTGCTTATTGATTTGTACTACATCAAGATTTATATCATCCGTAGCGGGAGCAGTTGTCAGGGTAGCCATCTGATCTTCAGTATAACGTGTGATAGACGGATAAGATACTGTACCCAGTTCGATAAGAGCATCACCCAGGTTCAGCACATTGTCATTATAGTACTTTCTGAATCCAGTGTCGGTATCTTTCAGTGTGAGATTATCCACATTGCAGTATAGACCAGTACTCCAATTTGACTGAAGGTTCAGGCGTGGATTGAGAGGAGCAATAGTTATATATACATACTGGTCCTCTTCAAGTGGAATATGAAGCTCCCGAGCTGTCTCAGATGAGCTATATAATTTCAGTATTGAATAATCTGATGGGTTAGACGAATCAGAAGATCCAATGATGTTCACATATTCTCCAGACTCTACCAACACCTCCAGCAGTCCTGAATTGAAGTTAATAGTGCGGACTTTGAGCTTGGCAGAACCGTCATAAGTAACGAGTTCGTCACCCGGTTGTAAGTTGTCAATGGTGCGGCCGTCAAATGAGGTTCGGGTGAGGGGTGTATCTGCGTGAATACTAAGGGTTAAGACGTTCTCAAGGTTCTCTGTTATCTGGTCAGTGACGACTTTTTCTACTATATAAGAACCTGAGCGCACACAGTTGCGTACTGGAAGGTCATAGATAGTGTCATATTCCAGGTAGTCGGTGCCTGAAACAAAGTCACCTGTATCGGCAGAAGCAAGGATGCGAACAACATCTGTCCAGTCCAGCTGCACAGTGCCCTGAGTAGAGATGTCAGAGCAGTTTGCATAGAACTGATTCTTGAGCGCCAGCGAATAAGGTACAATTTTCTTCACAACTACCTGGTGAATGTCATCAGGCAGTGCAGACATGTCAAAGTTGAGATATGGCTGAGGGGTGAGCATGTCCTTAAATAAAGTCTTTGCCTCAGTCTCAAAACTTGTCTGAGGTGTGAGGTCAACAGGGCTTGGAGCCTGCTGATAACCGCGAACAAGCACCTCCTTCGAATTGCCATCGAAGTTAAACCAGGTCTCTCCCGCCTTGGCAGCATGCACCAAATTATTAAATGCATCCTGTAAGTGATTGACTTTGTTCTCAAGCGCTATATAAGAGGGGATGGTATACGTTGTGTCGCCAACCACTGCGGAAAGGTGATTGGATTTTGTATAAAAAGAGTCATTCAGGACCTGCAAGATCTGCAAATTCTGTTTGGTCAACTCAGATATTTGTAGTAAACATTCGGTTGCTGTCATATTGCGATTTACTTTGATTATATAATATCGGCTTGAAATGACGTGACATTATATAATCAAAGAAAATATATTAGCACATGGCTAGCAACTCAATTTTCGGCAAAGCGACCTATCAGTCCACACATTCTTCACACCGCCGTGGTCGTGTAGATTTGTTATCTGCTGATGTGGCCGCTGAGCTCAATACATATAAGAACTTTGGTATCTTCCACACATTCAACGATGTACATTCGCAGGGTTGGGATGCTACTACACTGGAGGATAAAGAGCCGCGTGATGGCAAGCCAGATCTCCCCGGTACTCCTGGTGTGCGCTCCATCTTTAATAAGTATTCTGCTGTACTGACTGGCTGGGATGGTGAGGTAGACTTGTCTAATTCACAAGAGGCTATTAAAAAGGCTGTTATCGGAGCATCAGAATGGCGCATATCAAATAATGTGCCGTTGCTGGATACCCCCACCAATCGTGAAGAGCTGCGTAAGCATTCAGGCTGTACGGTTCGTGAGTTGGTAAAGGCTTCACAGCAAGGTCACTTTGGAGTGGCTACCTATTCCTATGCAGACTTCATGTACTGCAAATATCTCAACAAGGTGCCTAATAACTATTTGATAACTCTACGCAGATTTCCAATCCCTGTGCTTGATTCTATCGCACCCATTGGCACTCGCGCTCGAAGACGCAAGAACAGTACTGATGATAACCTAGCCATCCCTATTGGCACCATGGTGACCTGGTTGGGGGTGTCAGGCAATGACATGAAGCAGATCCTCAAGTACTCTTATAAAATGCCATACAAAGAACTGAATGCACAATGGGAGGACTTGACTAAGGAAGGCGGCGATAACGGCCTATTGAATGGTATGGAAGCTATGTTCAATCCAACTGCTCGTAGTCTATATACAAGTGGTGGCGCCAATAATGCACTGGATAACTTCATCAGCAACCACTTTGGTATGGTACCCGCCAGTACAGGTCCATACACTTATAAAGACACTCAATATGATAAGACAAAGCTCTATGGTGATATTGATCGCGTCAAAAAAGCATATGGCCGTTCTTCAGAGGGTCTTGATTTTGATCAAAAGATCACCCTGGTGTTTGAGTATGAGCTGCGCTCTTATAATGGCATCAACCCGCGCCAGGCTATGTTGGACCTGATAGCATCTATTCTTTCAGTCACCTATACCACGGGCGGATTTTGGAAGGGTGGTTATCGAGGAGGAGGTGTTCGTCAGAGCTCTGTATTCTCTAATATGGCCATCTTCAAGGCAAACGGCGGCTTTACAGATTTTATGGATGCGTTATCCAAAGACTTAAAATCCGGCGTAAATCTGCTCAGAGCCAATATCACATCGGCTGGAGGCATTGTTGAATATGCAAAGCAAATGCTGAATATGGTGGGGGGTATGCTCATGGGAGGTATGCTCAATAAGCTGGGTCGTCCAGCTCGTTACTTCGCAAGCTCACTCATCTCCGATGCTCCTGTGGGCCTGTGGCACATCACCATAGGCAACCCACATCACCCAATCATGCAGATGGGTAACATGATTCTCACCAACACAGAGATAGAGCATTCAGGGCCGCTGGGCTTGGATGACTTCCCAACAAACCTCAAGGTAACCTGCACATTCGACCGCGGTAAGCCACGCGACCAGTATGGTATTGAGAATATGTATATGTCGGGTAATGACCGTATCTATCACTCCATGTCAGGCAAGTTGGCTGATATGTACCAGGTTGCTGAGAACTATAAAACTAATAAGAACTACGATGCTTCAAAGGTAAGTGCCTCTATGTCTGCTGATAGTGTAGATTCACTGACATCCACTTCAAGTAGCTATAATACTCAGGGGCAAGATCCCCAGAGCATAGCTGCAGCTGCTGGCAAGTCAGGCATGGCAACCGCAAAAAACACGGCAAAAGCCATATCGTCCTCATCTGTGAGTGCTAAAACCTGGCAGTACTACTTTGGTATCTCTGATGGAACGATTGCTATTACCTCTTCTGAGGAATCTGATAAGGGCGCGTTCAAGCGAGCAGCTGTGGAAACGTCTGAAACCGCTCAGGCCGATCAGGAAGCATATGAGGCAAAGGTAGCAGCTCGTAAAATTAACAGCTCCGCAGCAGCAAGTAACTAATGGATATAAAAAGTCTCAAGCCGTCACGGCGCTCACGATATACACAGGGTTATGTCAATCCGCAGTCTTGTAAAAAGTTGATTGATCCGACAAAACCTGTGATATATCGTTCGTCTTATGAGAAGAAGTTTATGCTATGGCTGGAAAGCAACAAAAACGTGCTGCGTTGGGGATCCGAGTGTGTCAAGATACCTTATCTCTTCGTGGACGGGAAGATGCACAGCTACTTTCCAGACTACTACGTAGAGTTCGCAGATGGTACGAAGATGCTGGTGGAGATAAAGCCAGCCAATCAGACTAGGCCTCCTGAGAACGACAATTGTTGGGCTGCACGCGAATGGGCACGCAACTCATGTAAGTGGAAAGCTGCACTGGAATTTTGCAAGGCAAAAGATATTAAATTCAAGATATTAACAGAAAATACAATTAGTAAGCTATGAATGAGTACATAAAGAAGTTCCTGAAATGGTCTACAGATCAGCTTTCTGATGGTCTGGAGAAGAGCACGGTCGGAACGCTGATGTTATTCGGATGCTTTGGGTGTATCGTGTATTTGACTATAAAAGAGGGGGGAAGTGAAACTGTTGAATCGCTTATCACAACAGCAATGATTGTTTCTGCCACCTTGCTTGGAGTCAATTCTGTTGCAGACGTATTCAAGGTGAATAACAATGTAGGTAAAAAGACCGGAGAATAGAAAAAGCCCGCATATGCGGGCTTTTTTGTTAGGTTATTGTAAAATCTTGTGTTGTGGTAGAAGCTGCTCCTGTGATGGGTAGAGCTCCTGATGGAGCCTGAGGAGCAATAAGCGTTCCTTTCGGAGTGAGAGTAATACCAATCTCTGAGACAAAATCATATATTGCCTGAGCAAGCGGTTTGTATGCTTGCTCGGCAAATTTTTGTGCCTTTTTGCGATTGGCTGGCATTATAATATCGTTTTTGATACGAGCAGCAATCCCTGAGTCGATATCTGCTCCTTCGTTGAGCATGGACATCTCTGCTTCGTATAGTGCATCCTCAAGCAGCTGCTTGAGATCAGCTTCTAACTTGGGTTTAGCACCCGCAAGAGTCAGTCCTGCCATCAAAGTACCTGTGCATTTGAAAGGTCGATGATAAGATCTTCCTTTACATCTGAAAGTTTTGCGTATAAGTTACCCACTGAGTACTTGCCTTCATGAATACGAATACCCTGCAACAGAATGTTACAGTTTTTCATAGCTTCATCTAAGGTATCATAAGTAGATACTTCGCCATAGTATCCTGTGGTGATTTCCTCAGCATTATGATGAGCATCGCAAGCAAACACGTTATTGCGAATGTTATACTTTTCATTCAGTGTTGCCAGATGCTCAGCAAACCCTTCCTTTGCAGTAAGCACTTCTGCCACGAGTTGTATTGTTGATTTAGTGTTCATCGATATAAATCAGATTGTTTATCTAATAATATCAACATTCATTCAGGGAAACCATCAAATTTTGATATAAGTGCTCAATAGTTGTTGTTGTAGTATGCAAGGAATCCATATTCAGTGATTCTTGGCTGAATTTATATATGACAACAAATCCCGTAGTATCGCCGTGAGCATCGCGGATGGCCTCAAAAGCAATATGTTTCACACCAATCGCTTTGCAACGGTTATATATAATTGGATCAACTTCCGCCAGCTGACAATCATCATCTGTTAGGTCAAACTCAATCTGCGGATACTGAACTACGCAGACAGGCAATCTGTTGTGTGTGGTGATGTCATCATCTCTGTATTTGGTGACGAGATCAACGTCTTGTGGATAATCAATAGGATTGTACTTCTCAGCAATAAATCCAAACTTGATGTATGGGATTCCTCCCAATGCAACCGAACCATTGTGTAATAGCGCTACTGCGATGTGGTCACAAGCGCAAGAAGAGAGACCATCATTGATGATGGTGTGAATGGTTGGAGCGAGTTGTGAGATGGCGTTCAAATGAAGACTGTTGTTCTTTTCACAGTCCAGCACATGAGCATCTATTTTGTTTTCTACTGCAGACACCTGACTACGAATCTCTGCACGGAACTCCTCATTTTCTTTGCGGAGCTGCTCAATGGCGGTGCTGAGATTCAGGATTGAGTTGGTGGAGTCTTGGCGGGATTCGGACGACATCTTGAATTGGTCACGAAGCCACTTTTCAATCTCTTTACTTTTTTTCCAGGAATCATACAATACGTAGCCAGCTGCAAGAGCTATGATTCCTGCAGTTCCCCATTGCTGTAATACCTGTAGTAAAATCTCATTCATTTATAAATTGGTTAGAGAAAGACTTCTCATTTATATTTATCTATATTAAAAATACAGCTTCAGAATGAGATTGGATCCGGATTTTAGGCCAGGACAAGTCTGCTTTTAGGAAAATGACAGAGAGCGTAAGAATCGGCAATATCATCCAATTTATGCAGCCCGCAAAGCTCCACGGCCACCGGGTCACATGCTTTCCAGGATTCCACCATCATTTCCTTGGTGGCCTGTCCGTTACCCGTGAATTCCATTTTATTGGTAGTGGGTGGTACTGCATATATGGGAATATTAAGTGATCGCGCAGTGAGTCTCAAACAGTGATTTAGTCCGGAAAGGTCAGCCACGCGGCCAGCCGCTCCAAACGCACAGGATTCGATCACTATGTACTCAGGCTGATGTGCTAACATAATTTTCTTACACAGATTACAAACCATCTCTATATTAGAAGTGATAGCATCCTCCTTGCCTATTGATGTTTTATCCTTCACAGGAACTGGTTCATAAGGCAGTACTGAAAATTGCGGATGTACAAACTTCAACAATTTCTTGGTGGGGTGTGCCGCAACCACATAGTACTTGTGACACTTGGTGTCACTGTCCCACACCGTCACGCCGGTTGACCGCATTGAAGGGTCAAGACCCATTATAACTGACATATAATCAACTAGTTATCTTTTTCGTCACCATAACTATCGTCACCAGTGACAATATTTTTCTTTATATATAAGATTTATTGTCACTGTCACGTGACGCTTGTAGTAAGTATATACGAAATATCCTGTATTGTTACCCACACAAAGATATGACTGTTTTTATTATAGAAGAAATCATATATGATAAACTACAAATGAAAGATATTCAAGAATCGCTTCTCGGGGTCCAAAGTCTTGTTGACTTCATCGATGATCAGCGTGAGGAGCATATTGATGAGGGTCTCAAGGACATTCTCAATACTCTCAAGCGTAAGTTCAAGCAGGTTGTAAGCTTCCTGACTGGTATCGTTGCGAAACTCACAGGTTCTTACTGGTGCCCAGTGGATGACAACGGTAATGTTCAGAACGCCATCTCTCCGTTGACCGCAGGTCAGGCTTACAAGGATGGGGCTATTAACAAAGCATCTACACTCGTGGTAATGTCAGGTGCAGGCCGCCGCATCGTAGGACTCAGCACCAAACCGGCCGAAGCAAAGAAACTGTACGGTTCAGGCAACTCACTTCAGTACTGGCAGAAGATCAACGAGGCTACTGAAGACCAAACCGCAAATGTAAACGAGGTAAAGATGCACACAGAAGACCCCGAAGCAAAATATAATGTTGTTGACACTGATGAGCTCAAGGAAGAAATTGCCTTGTGCTTCAAACACAAGGATCTCGCTCGTCTGATGATCTGGGGTGCCCCAGGTATTGGTAAAACCGCTATCCTGATGTCAGTGCTCAACTCACTTCCAAACGGCAATGAGTACAACCTCATTGTAAAGACTCTTTCTAATGAGACCCCAGACAACTTTACGCTTCCTAAGTATGTGGAAGTTGATGGTCAGGAAAAGGCAACAGATGTTCCTAAGACTTGGCTTCCTGTATATAAGCCAACCGGAGATCGCAACCAGGATCAGATCTTGGATGATGCATGTGGTAAGGGGCTGTTGTTTATTGATGAGCTCTCTCGTGCCACTCCACAGGTACTCAACGTAATGCTCCCTCTTATCAATGAAGGTATCTTTAACGGTTATCACTTGGGCTCAGGTTGGGTGATTATTTGCGCATCCAACCGCGCCGAGGACGAAATGGCTGGCCAGTCTGATATCGGTAATGCACTGTCAAACCGCTTCAGCCAGCTTTACTACGAACCAACAGTTAAGACTTGGATGCAGTGGGCTAAGACACAAAACTATATGTCACCACTCCTTCTCCAGTGGCTCGCAATGCCTGAGCATGAGAATATGTCAGGCGGTAAGTACTTCTATATGGACCCGAACGAGGATATGGAAGGTGCTGGTGTAACAAAGGTAATGTGTACGCCACGTTCTTGGACTAATGCTATGCGCAAGCTTGCAACTTATTCAGAGACAGGTGCTCTTGAGGGCTTCACCCTGTTTGATATTCCACGCCGTATTCTTCAGCGCACACTTAACCAGTATGTTCCGGCTCAGGCAGTAGATTCATTCATTGCTTTCTTGGATGTTATCTCTAAGGTGGGTAACTTTGATGCAGCAGTCAAGGACATTTGGAAGAACGGTGGTAAGAACTTCAAGCTCGCAAAGAAAGACCTGCAGATGGTAGCACTGCCAATTTCACAGTTGGTCGTTTCAGCACACTCACAGAGCTATCCGGATCAGAAGGAGTTTGAGAACCTCTGCACCTGGATGGTGGCTCAGAACTCAGATCAGTTGGCCTCTTATATCTTGGACATTCTTCAGAACGTATTTGCAGGCATGTTGCCTGAGAAGACACGTCCTGGTATGTTCATCATGACTAAGAAGATCAAGGTTCTCGCAGCTCAGGATCCAGTCAAAGCAGATATGTATCGTGACGCATACAAACCGTTCACGGACAAGTGGGGATTCACGCTTGACACTATGCCAGACTATTCGGTAGGTCATCAGATGCTTGCTAAAGCGTATGGGGCGGCCTTCAGCCAGGCTCTCGTCGACGGTGTAGAAGGATTGGGGTAATCCTAATTGATTGATACACAACTGATTTGAAAGGGCACATCAACCAGCGCATCATTAAATTTCACACCCCAAATGAATATTATTAAAGAGGAGAGCAATAGTTCTTCTCTTTTTTTATGGACAAACCAAATATAGATTATCTCAGAGAAAATGTAAATAGACTTGGGAGATTGCATATTCAGAAGGCATTTCCTGAGTATTTTGAGTACCTTGAACAAAAATATCAAACTGGATCAAAATTCTCGGAAAAATTATATAGAGATTTAATAGGTGGGCCTAAACCATGCCCGCTGTGTGGGGCTGAACCCAAATTCATAGATTTCACCAATGGATTTCGCGAATACTGTTCAGTTCGTTGTAGCTCATTAGCCACACATGATAAAGCATTACAAACAAGACGCTCTAATTACACCAATGAAGAGATAATACGGAAGGTAAAGCAGACTAAGTTGAAACGTTATGGGGATGTAAATTATAACAACCCTGAAAAATCCAAACAAACATGTCTTGGGCGTTATGGCGTAGATAGCACACTTAAGGTAAAATCCATAAGACAAAAGGGCAAACAAACGTGTCTTGAACGTTATGGAGATGTAAATTATAACAACAGAGAAGCTGCACGCAATACATGTCTTGAACGTTATGGTGTAGATAATGTGTCTAAATTAACAATCATCCAGGAAAGAAAAAATAAAACATTTTTAGACCATTATGGCAAAACTAATATATTTGCCACAGATAAATTTAAGATGAACAATAAACTCAAATTTCAATCACATGTTGTAGATGAACACGAGTTTTTAATAGGTTATACCCCCGATGGTGATTGGATATGTAAGTGTCCTCATCCAAATTGCAACAAATGTCAACAAAAACAATATATAACACAAACTCAAATATATAGAAGTCGTCTAAAAACCGGAGGAGAATTGTGCACAAATCTCCTCCCCATTCAAAGCACTCCATATTCTTCTATGGAACTTTTTATAAGAGACATTTTGGATGATCTTGAAATATCCTATCAAACAAATGATAGAACAATATTGCAAGGACAAGAACTTGATATATACATCCCATCATTGAATATAGCCATCGAATGTAATGGGTGCTATTGGCATCAAACTAATTTCCATTTCAAATATTCAAAACCGCGACAGTATCATGTGGATAAATATAAAAGATGCTTGGAAAATGGGATTCGATTGATCACAATATGGGAGGATTGGTATAGACATAATCCTGAGCTGATCAAATCTATGTTGGTGACAAAATTATCCCACAGCACCCCCTCTATATATGCGCGAAAATGTCAGGTAAAATATATAACAAGCCGGGTTGCAAATAAGTTTCTGGCGCAAAATCACATACAAGGTCCATGTAGATCTGCAGTATATATTGGGTTATATAAACAGGATATACTAGTTTCTGTTATGAGTTTTGGTCAACGAAAGGGTATTGTAAATCGATCATCAACGGGGGAGTGGGAATTGACGAGATTTTGTTCGTTAATGAACGTTCATATCATCGGGGGAGCGAGTAAATTATTAAAGAGATTTGTAAAAGACTATTCACCCACAACTATAGTATCATTCAGTTCAAATGACATTAGTGACGGAAATATGTATAAAGTTTTGGGTTTTGAAAAAGTCCCAGGCATTCAGTCATCATATTGGTACATAGAACATAATACATTTGTGCGTTATCACAGAAGTAGTTTTACTAAACAAGCCATTGTAAAAAAATATGGAAGCTGTGACGGTACTGAGTATGAAGTTATGGACACAAAGCCATATTTTAGAATATATGATACAGGCACAACAAAATGGATTCGCAATTATAATTGATATATAATCTTAACGCATGAACTCTCTACAACACCTTTTTGAAGGCATATTAGATATAGATAATGAGGACCTGGGTGTGGAAATGCCAAACCTCAAGAACCAACAATTCAAGGCCTGGTTTGATGCATACTACCACATCAGCGCAATACCGCTCAAGAATTTCTCAGATGCTGTACTAGCCTGCATGGAACAGAATTGCGGTTCGGATAAACTTTCAAACGATCTCAAGGCTCAACTCGCCAGCCGCATCGCAAGCATGCGCGGAGTTTGGGGTGTGCCTTCGGATGACACTATTACCATGTTAAAGAATCTCAGGGTGATATGGGAAGACCTGGACAAGATGTTTACAGACTTGAACATATCCTGTGGCGACCGGCATAGTTGCGATGAGACTTTTATAGTATTCAAACGCAACGGACGAATCCGACTGGACAATTTCACGTCACCCACACCTGTTGAGGACATCATAGCATATGCTCAACGATTCAAGTGGGCTATCAATCCACGAAAATGGGAAATGAGCGATGGTGATAAAGTCATGATAGATATTGCTCCTAAATATGCTAAGTATATTAAATGATTTCGCTCTACCAATATCTCACTGAAGGTGCCAAAGAGATCTCAGCATATTGTCGTAAATATAAACAGTATGGGAGCGCTTGGATGGGTACCTATGCAACAGCTAAAGCCGGCACTATTTACTGTACTGCGCTAGTATTCACTGAATCATCAAAGAGCATTTATAGTGAATGTCCTGCCGATGCAAAATTTGACTTCTCTAAAGTAGTTGCTATCCAAACCGATGGCAGTTGGGATGAAGATGACATAGAAAAACTGATGTCGCGCGGCTCAAGCCTACCTAAGGACGTGCTCGTTCGTGCATGCGCCCAGGACTCTGTCGATCTTGATGCATTCTATAAACGAATCCCATTTGACAGACTTGAAGTATTCACCAGCGACTCATCACATAATGATGTAAAGATACAGAGACCTTATAAGTTCGGCAGATGGTCTGTTCCTGGTGGCGCAGAAAACGTACCTTGCAAAATCAAGTTCCCTAATGCTAAAATCGGCACAGTGACTTTGTCCACTCGTAACCATCGCCCCTGGATTCAGGTCTTCACTGATAAGCTTGGCATTCATGCAAAAGAATGCCATCTCAACACAGTAATGGTGGGATCATTTGATGACCCAGCCATGACTAATAACTATGTAGATGATGCAAACGGAACATTTAAGAAGCTCAACAACATTGATCGTGTTATAGTTGATAAGATTGATTAACGTCATATTTGCGCTATACTGCGCGATCTCGGCGAAGGCTATATAAGTCTTCGCCTTTTTTATTTGAAGCGATTAGAGCGCAGGAAAATGATTGGTATAACGACCATTTTGTTGATGTCGTACTAAATTATTCGCATATTATTGTTATATATTCACAACATACAAGAAATATGGAAGATAACAAGATAGTAAAACAGGTATTGGAATCCGGTTGGGATGAGGATGCTAACGGTAAGAAATGGGAAGACTATGAAACCATAGTGTGTCCGGATGGTCAGATAATCGACATGGTGGATTTGATTGACCAGCAATACAAAGCTATGGCCGCGCTCACCCACCTTGCCCCGATGTTTGGTGGATTTATTAGTAAGCTAAGATACATTTACACGTTTAAGGTTTTTTCTCAGGCAACTGATGGCTTCAACATCTTTGTAAACCCGCAGTTTACGGCCAACCTGGATTTCACTGGTAAGTGTTTCGTAATGGCCCATGAGCTCATGCACTGTCTGATGAACCACCTACGCCGCGAACAAGGCCGTGACCATACTAAGTCAAACATCGCAGCAGACTATGAGGTGAACACCACACTTGTATCCATTGGCTTATTCAAAGAGTCCACGGTGAAAAATCTCAAAGCCTATATCGACATGAAATTCAAGGACATGGGCTTTGAAAAGATTTATGACATTTGCAACTCGGGTTCCAGTGATGACATGAGTAATGATGATCAGGCCAAACAGGCTCAGCAGAACCAGGACGGTGAAGATGGAGATGGTGATAATGGCCAGGGCTCAGGCTCAGGTGGTGATAATAAACCTGAATATTCAGCTGACTACAAGGCCGGTTGGGCTCAGGCAATTGCTGACTACAAGGCTGGAAAAATAAAATAAGAAATATGCAAAGTTTTTCAGATTATATAGCAGAAGCTTCATTGAACCTTACACCGGAGCAGAAGAAGCGCCGCGCGGCTCTAAAACAGAAACGTAAGGAGTGGTTGGCAAAGGGTAAAGACGTGTCTGAGATTGACAAGGAGCTTGCTGAAATCGAGGGTGGTGCGCCTGCTGGTCCTGCACCCACATCTAACGGTACGGGTCCAACCAAAAGACCGGCCGGGGCAGGCAAGGACTGGGATGAAGGTTATAAAGCAGCCATCGAGGCCATCAAAAAGGCCATGAAGAATAAAGGTAAGTCACAAGGTGGCGGCGCAGGAGCAGGTTCTGATGATGGACTAGAAGGTATCCCTGTGGATCCGGACGATCAGGAAGGCGATCAGCAGAGTGGATCCGGATCAGGTGGTTCGGGTAATCAGAACCAGCAAGGTAAATCACAGGGCTCAGGCTCAGGTGGTTCAAGTGGCAGAAGCCGCAATGGTAAGCAATCCGGTCAGGGAGTTGTTCGCCCCGAAGACTGTGCACAGCCCAGTGGTGGTGAGCTTGATAAGACCCCTGGAGCTGCTGGTGGTATGATATCTCGTCAGACTGGTGACAAGATTGCTAAGTCTGAGGGTTATGATGCTGACGGTGGTAATGAGGATTCTGTCGCAAAAGAATGGCAAGAACGCGCGCTCCGCGCAGCATCGCAGATGCAAGGTAAGGGTGAAGGTTATGAGAAGCTCAAGGCGCGTCTGGATGGTCTATATAAAACCACCAAAGACTGGAAAAAAGAGCTCAAAAAGATTGTAGGGCAGTGTATCTCACCCGATGACAAACGCTCAGCTTATGCAAATAAAAACATCCTAATCTCACAGGACCGCATTGCGCGTACTGACAAGGACAAGTATGATAACATGAGTTATATGGTAGCCGCTATTGATACCTCGGGTTCTATGACACAGAAGTACCTGGAGCAGTGTTTGAATGAGATTTATCAGGTAGCTCTTGCAAAGAAACCGATTCGTCTTGTTATCATGCAGTTTGATACTCGAGTAGCTGATGTGCAGGAGTTTACATCGCTGGCTCAGCTCAAAAAAGACATGCACAACTACACCATCAAAGGTGGTGGCGGTACTGATGTGAAGCCTGTCTTTGACATGTTGCTCAAGGATAAGAAATATTCACGTATCCCGACTGAGCTACTGATGATCTTCACCGATGGTTACCTGGATCAATATAAACGCAATCCGCGCACTATGAAGAACCTAGTATGGGTTGTTGTTGACAATACCGGATTTGACCTGAAGTATAAAGACATGCAGACAAAATGTGTGCGCATCAAGTCAGAAGATTTCGGTAAGTAGGTTGTATTATAAATATGTGATTAGCCAATGTCCCAACGCTCATGCCGCGATCAGGCTAATCTTTTCTGCAATACAAGGGGACAATGGGAAGACCTTACTGGTCTTCCCTTTTTATTTGTAGTACCCACTTGGTTTGTCCTGAGTCATATATTTGAACAAATCCGTGTTCCATCATAGCCTCTGTCTCGGTCCATTGCTCGCGGTCAGGCGCAAGGCCTAGTTTTATGATAGCTGCTCGGGTGAAGTTGGATCTGTGATATCTGCGATAATTGTGCCCTATATACCAGTAGGATGAATTCATAGATCCCTTTTCAAACCCCAATCGTTTATAAAGAGAACCATCACTAATGTCATTTGAGCTAAACGATACTATAGATGATGGGTTATAGTCTTTGATAAAATGCTTAAGTAACTTATCAGCACCGCCAATAACCTGCGTGTTCAGGGTATTACAAAAACGTACTAGTTCCCACTGGCCTTCACGTGAGGTCTGTGATCCCATACACCCACGCATCTTTGAGAAGGATGCAAGTGCAACAAGCTCGTTGTTGTTATATAAACCATAATGCACGCTAGCCCGTGTCTGACCCTGTATATGATTTGCTTCTAAAAATACAGCTGCATCTTTGGACTGAACCGGTTTAAGTTCACATTTGCGACCATATATAGTCCTGTCGAAATGGTGATACTTTGCGCGAATGATCGATCGTACAATTTCAGGTTTGGTCTTTATCCAATCTTCCCATATGGTCATCAGCTGCACGCCTTTTTGCTGACATTGTAAGAATTTTTGCTTGTGATAAGATGGACTCTTTTTTGAGTGCCAATAACAACCATTACATTCAAATGCTAATCCATGAGCCCTGTCATAGATGTCCACCTCTTGGGGTTCTATCAGGGTGCGATTGTTGAATGATAACTGAATCTCAGGCATGATTTCACTTAACACACCTCGTACAAATATCTCAGGATAAGTATTTTTTATTCGTCCCTGAATCACTGGCAGAATGTGAGTACACATCTCAGTCCCTTCAAGTTTTCTGTTACAATAACGACGCGCGTTGATTATATAAGTTTTTTCCTCACATCGGTCACAACCTGGATGGGGACATTCGCATGTGTACATTACATTTTCACCAATTTTATCAATCTTGATTATATCAGAGTGTAAATCAATGAATGACTTTGATTTGGCCTTGGATACCTTGGCTGCTATCTCTGGGTTTTGAGATGCAATTTCACACCCATACTTTTCAATATTGGTTTTGATTGATTTGGCGCGGACTTCTTTTGAACCAAACGAACTCCTACTACCATAACGTTCTACATTGGTTTTTTCAATGCGCGATCTTATATCTTTAGACCCCGTACCCATACCACCATAGCGTTCAGTCAACACCGTCTTTGCTTTATCGATAAATTGGCCACACTGCAGTGCATGCTCAGCACCATATCGCTCCATCATGGTAGTTTTCTGCTTGGCCGCAACCGACTGTGACGCGTTACCCATGCCTCCATTATTTGCTATATATGTGCTCATAGCTTTCTTTTTGATCTCCGGATTCTCAGTCGGGGTCTTTGTGCCGTATTTGCGAAGACATGTTTCTGTGACCCGCTTACGAAACTCAGGGTCAGAATTAGCACATTTGCTTGAGCAGCATCGTTGGAAGCCACGGGTCTCATCTAAGAATGGAACATAACCTCCACAAACTGGACACTTGGGATGATCCATGTGGCGGTAATATAAGTATATACCAGCATTGAACTTGTTGATGTGTGGATAAGTATCCAAAATGTATTGATGAAATTCAGGATAATGTTTCTTTATATAGAGAGTTCCTTTCTTTTTTGGCGAGTCAAGCTCTTCCAGGTTAGGGATATTCATGTTTAATTGAAGTATGATTTATAGATATAATATATAAGAAATCGCCATTTGCTTTATGATTTGTCCAAAGTTACAAAAAGTTTCGTAAGAGTATTATTAAGATAAATCAAAGAAACAAAAATATATCTATAGATTATGGCTTTACCTCATTTGAAAAATTCGCAAGCTGGTCGTAATAAGTGGGATCCTGTGCATGGTTGTATCTTTGAGTTAAGATTCACAGTCCCAGAGGCAATCCGCGAGACTTTTGGCAAGGACGAGCTGTTGCTGACTGAACATGTTCAGAAGATTTCGGGTGTTGGTGGTGCACTCAACAGAGCCCCACAGACTGGTACTCAGAAGTTCATGGGAACTGACCGTTCTTACATCCTTCCAAAGCTGGATAACACTCGCGCCGAGCTGTCAGTAGACTTCTCCCTCAACCTTCGTGATGACACAGACAACTACATTTATAAACTCTTCCGTGCATGGGCCGCACTTGGCTATGATGTCAACACCGGCTCTCGTTCACTTAAGCGCGAGTACTGCGCTGACTGGTTGAACATCGCTGTAGCTAACCGCGCTGGTGATATCTTCCATGAAATTCTTTTCAAGGACGCAATGATCAATGGCGATATGTCTGGATATGGCGACTTCGATTATGATTCAGGCGAGGCTCAGACCTTGACAGTTAACTTCGTAAGTGACTGGTGGGATGAGAATATGATTTAATGCACGTTTGTACACAAAAAAAAAGCTCAGCTTGCGCTGAGCTTTTGTTTTCTATGCACACTTTAGCAATTAGGCTTCAGTGTCCGGAGTTGCTTCAGATGCAGTCTCTTCAGCATTTTCGCGCTTTGCAGCAACATCCAGCTCCTTCAAAATCGTCTGATGTAATGCATGCAAGTACTGCGTCCAAATGTTGTCACGTGAGTAACCCTCATGAGCAGAGGTAAACCAGTTGTTGATCACCAGGATGTCGTAACAATCCTTCTCACCCTTGAACTTCAGGCCACCCAGCAATCGGAGTGTGCTGTCGAATGTGCCATAAGGAATAGGTTTCTTCTCTGCAGTCTTCCAAAAACGGATACCCTGATAAATACCCAGTGTTGCACGGAACTCAACCTCAATGCGGTTCAAGAAACCGATGATCTTGTTGACAAGCTCTGAACGAGTGAGCTTAACACCATCATAATCAATGCTGTCAGGAAGCTCGTAAGCTGCCTTGGCCAAAATTTCATCATTTGCCTTAAACTCATCCATGAGCTCAGCCTCACGCGCCTTGAGTTTCTCCACTGACTCACCTGCAATAGCTTCTGCATATGCTACTACATCGAGCTCCAGGATTTCACTAATCTCTTTAATAGATTCCTTTGCGAGCACATCCTCGCGAACAAGCTTGTTTTCTGTTGACATAACTTTATATAAGAGTTTCAAATTTGATAACAATATAGATGTTAATAAAAGAATGTTTATAGCAACCAGTAACAAATTCCGCCGGCTACCCCTGCGAGTATCAGTAGTTCAATCACTGCACTCTTGACGCCACTCAACACTCCAGGTAATGTGATGGGGAGTATGGTGAGCAGGTAGTTTCCTGAATCATCAATGCGTTTGATGTCATAGGTTAGCAGGTCAAACAGGTTCTCTGCCTGAATGAATCCTTGTAACAAGGTTAGACGTTGCATCATCCACACCTTGGCATGCTCAGTGGTGTTGACCCCATCTTCCGCATATTCAAACGCCTGAGAGCGATCAAACTTGCCATCACGGATCGCTGGGTTGATAACTGCGTATAAGCGCCCAATCCAGTCGCGACGAAACTGCACACCAAACATATTAGACAGCTTGGCAATGATAGAATCCTGCTGATAAGCATTATCCAGTGCTTTTTGATAGGACCTGTTGGCTATGTATGAGCGTATAAATCTGAAGATATACATTTTTGATGTGCTCTGTTTTTATTTTTCTATTGATATCATATTCGTTTTGGGAGATTATAGTATTAAGTAAACGTGCAAATTTTCAGTTGCACAAATATATTTTATTAGATGAAGAAATTTAGTCAGATAATTAGCGAAGGCCGTGGTGATCGAGATGCTGTCAATCTATTACAGACTGACATCACGCAGTATGTCAACAAGCTCAAGAAGTCCCTTCCGGTTGATGTGCAGAAAGCTATATATATCACTTCAAAGTATGATATCACTTCGCGTGAGGTGCTGGATGAGATCAGAACAGCCAATAAATCAAAGCTTAAAGATCTGTCTGGAAAGCATAACATCCCGCAGGGTGACTTGGAGGACTTGTGGAACTTGATGAAGACTATCAAGCAGAACTACAAGGTCATGCCGCAGTATCTTTCAGCTTCTGAACGTGAATTGATTGAGAAGGGGCAGCTGGCGCTGGATGATGCAACTATTGACCTGGAGTCACAGACAGGTCGCAACGCAGTATCAAAGCTTTATACCCCACTGGTGCTGCACATTGTTAATCAGTTTAAGGATAAGTCGTCACTGGATAAGTCATCACTCATTTCTGCGGGAATGTTGGGGTTGGCTAATGCTATGAACGATTGGAAGCGTGAACCGGATGAGAACGGTGGCAAGGTTGTTTCATTTAAGACCTATGCAGGTTATAGAATCCGTCAGCAGATCCTCAACGACATGGATGAGTATTCACACACCTTGTCGGGCACTAACTGGTATGCTACTAAAAAGTCACGCGATGGAGAAGGTCCGTCACTGGATGCAGCTTCACTGGACAACTTGGATGACCTGGATCATCTGAGTTATATAGGTGCTGAAGATCGTGACCGTGACGATGACTCTAAGTGGAAGAAACTATATAATGTACTAGACAAAACCTTTACCCAACGCGATACTGATATCTTTTATAGATTCTTCGGTATCAACGGCCGCACGAAGGAGAAGTCTAAGGACATTGCAAAATCCTATGGCATGTCTGAGGGTAACATTCAGAACTCGGTGATTAAGAAGATCATCAAGTTCATCAAGAGCAACAAACAGCTCACCGACATGCTGTTGGATATCCTCAACATCTATACTGAGTCACTGATGCGCAACATGCATGGTCTCACTAAAGAACAGATTGTTGAGACGTTCGCATGTGACGATGTATATATATTGCTTGAAGACACCACTAAGTGGTCGTCACGTGACGCTTTTGTTAAGTCATACAAATATGCTGTTGGGCAGTTGAGTGACAAGGAGAAAGGCATTCTAAATCAAGCACTTAGTGGCGGTTTTAACACTATTGATTCGTCACTGCGTGCTCATTCTGATATATATAAGAAATTTATGCGCCACATGGTGCCGACAGCGCCAGGCACGTGGACTGATGGTGACTTGATTGAAAACCTAGTTTCTGTGAGCGATTGCTATCTAAAATACAAACCCTGAGAGAGTATATTGATACAAAGCATTTAACATATGAAAAATTACCAATATCCGCTCATTGCAGCTCTGGGGTTTTTGTTGCTCATTCAATCCTGCCGCTCTTGCACAGGTCGTCGTCAACTTGAATTTGAGAAGGCTGCCCATACAGAGTATGTAGACTCTGTTCGCAACGAGATCTCAGGACTGCAAAGCGATTTGCGCACAGCAGAAGATTCTATCAGAATACTTAATACCAAAATAAATTCATTGCAAGAGGTGAAGGGAATCATGCAAAGTTCATTGGACAATGCTGTTAGCACCAATCACTCCTTGGTTCAAACGATTAAAAATAACAGTAATATAAAATGAAAAGTCTTACTGAATTCCTGAACGAATCACTCAATGAAGCCAACGAAACAATCAAGTCTGAGAAGGATTTCCGCGAAGCAGCTCGTGCAAAGTTTGAAGAGGTGTTTGGTGATGAACTCGATGAGGACAAGATGAACAAGACCATTGATGGTCTGTTGGACGATAATAAAGAGTTGGTAGAAAGGGGTGAATGGGGTGAGCTCATCGGCATGCTCAACAAGTCATTCGCTCCGGGTAACAAAGATAAAGAATAAGTATGTATAACAAATTCTCTGAACTTGTCGCAGCTGGTGTGGCATCATTTCATCACACTCCAGTGGGATCTGAACAAACCATCCCATGCCCAGTCTGCAGAACATATAACAATTTTTGGGGTGCACTGACTGACACTCACATGACTCTTACCGAGGGACATCGTGTTATCACTGGTACCCTGGATGCAAAGAAGTGGAACAATTTGCTCTATGCAAGTAGCATCGGCAATGCAAATTTCCGCGGATCCGGTTACTACTCACTCTCCGAGTTCTTGAGTGCCAATAACCTTCACCCCAACATCACCACAGTGAATGGTCAGATGGCTATTGAGCTCGTGGAGCAGATAGCGGATGACGGGAAGTGTTGTGCCTGCGATTGCACATGTGCTTGCTACACAACCAGTGAATCTCGAATCCCACAGCCAGTGGCTCAGTTGGGTGATGTGCAGAGCTGTCTGGAGGCTCGCTCACTTGAAGAGATCGCCAAAAACATGAACTGCTCACGTAGAGTGGTTGGTGAGCACTGGCATGTGTTTGAGGGTAAGATCATAGGCGCTGCGCTAGGTACTACTGTGATCATAGAGACAAAGTTTGATGAGGGTATCAAAATAGAGAACGATATGCTGGCTAAGTTGCTGGACGGTGAGGGTCTTGGTGATCTGTACTTCCGCAAATTTGCTCGTTACTTCTCTCTTGACTCAGATGACAAGAAATGGCAGGCACTGCTGCGCCGCGATAAAAACAATAAAGTATTTGCCCGCAATTTTGATGACCTAACTCCACAGGAGTGGTTTGAAAATGCGCGCTCAATCATAGCTTGTTACAATTGATATGAAGTCATTGCAAGAATCAATCACAAATGAGGGTCGAATTGGTGGTGCGCTGCCTGTGAAGAATCATCTCTGTCCCGCACAGGACGAACGTGGTAATTATGGCATTATCGTGGGCAATCCGTTCACTGTGGATAATTACCTGAGCTTCAAAAGTGCTAAAGAGCACGCTGAGGCTGTGTACGGTCGCAAAGCACTCCCTTTTGAGGCCGGTGACCTGAATCGCGTCAAGGATTACCTGGAAGAATTGAACGGTGACGCTCCAGAGCCCGGTGATGAGATTGTCTTTGTAGACATCCAGGGCACTTCCCAACTTACACTTTGCATGTTGTTCGACTGGTATCCACTGGTAAATAAATAAGTGCACAAGTGTGCGCTGTGTGTGAGGACCCGGTTGGTCCTCTTTTTATTATTAGAGAAAATGTATACATTTTTGAAAAATGACAATATCTGAATTTTTTGGTACGCTTCAGGAGTCCATTACTGCAGAATGGCGTAAGCACCTACAAACTGATAAGTACTCGGGCCACATGGCTCTGGATGAGTTCTATAAAGAAATGCCTGAAAAGGTGGATGCGCTCATCGAGGCTTATCAGGCTGATAATGACATAGTTAAAGATTACAAGAATATCTTGGACGAGGGTTTGGATGCTCTTGAGTATCTTGAAAAACTAAAAGATATTACCAAAGAAGGCCGCAAGCTACTCGGCTCCTCCGAGCTTGAATCACTCTGCGATGATGTACTGTCACAAATTGATTCTACTATATATAAGCTCAAGCACCTCACCGAAAGTGGTCTGTTGCGTCTCAGTGCGCATCTCCGCGACACTCTTACACCGATCACAGAGGGTGTGTTGAACGGTGATACTGAGACCCCAGTAGACTTTGATACATTCACTAAGGACTTTGAGAAGATAATTACCAATGGCGGTAAGTACAAGATCGGGGCCGATGCCGACTCTATCTCAGGTGTTTATTCAGACTTGGGTTATCATGTCTTCCACCGCGTATTCAAAAACACATATTCAAGTGTTGCAGGCTGCAAGATTGATGAGCACATATATGACTTGGAGTATCTTGTAGATGATCGCCGTTTCTTCTACCTCACTATTAAGACTTGGGACGATCCAAACAAGCAGCGCCCGCGTTACCTGCTGGATGGGTTTGGATTCACCCGTACCGGATCTCCAACTAAAGAGGCTCTTGCACATAAGGTATATGATTTCGTTAGTGCGAAAAAGGTCACAGTAGAGTGGTATGATGAAGTCAAGAAGCAGTTGGAGGGGTTGCTTGACAGTTGGTACAGCAGCTCAAAACTAATGCAATCTGTTGGAACCTCTTTTTGGTCATCACCACAGAAGGCAAAATGGGTGCCAGCTGTAAATAAAATTGTCGGCCAGTGGTTGAGATCTCCGTATACAGGACGATAACTTCGCAAATAAGCGCATTTATTTGCGCTCTAACAAAAGATCGGGGTGAGGGCTTCATAAGTCTTCACCTTTTTATTTAATGCGCATATAGCGCAATTGAACTAGCGCAGATAAATTGTTCATTTTGTCACCATTGTGACCTCTTGTGGTGGTGCTCAGAATATTATATATACAACAAAGTGCACTTGAAGAAATATGGTAACAGAAACATACCAACCAAATACTTTTGATTATGATGCGCAGGGTCGCCGTATAGATGAGATGTCCCCCTCGGCCATTCCAGGCATGAAAGAGACTACCAACTTCAGACCCCACTACTCAAACTCCCCAGGCAAGCCTAAGACCAAACGAACTATTGCAAAGTTCTTTTCAGAGATGTCTCGCTTTGGTATGCGCTATGAGGACCAGGTAATTGATAATATGCGCGCCATCCCTGCAGATAAGTCTTTGCTTCCGAAAGAATTTCAGCTGACCAACCAGGATCTGTTCACCATGGCAGCGAGCAACTGGAAGGTTAAGTCTAACAAGGACCAGGACTTTTTCAGCAAGACATTTCCACAGAAACGCGAAGCGCTTCGCAACCTGGCCTGTCAGCCTGAGCTTGAAGACATCCTGGATACTATGACTAATGAGTCTATTGTATATGATGAGGACTACACCTACTTCTGTGAGCCATTCATAGAGATTCAAGAGCTGCAGGACCTCAAGCCCAAAGTTCGCAAACAGCTCAAGGACGACCTTTCGCGATCATTCAGAACTTTCTATAAGATGTTGAACTGGAAGTACCGTGCCTGGGATGATTATAAGCGTTGGCTGATCGAGGGTGAATTAGCTTGGGAGATTGTATGGGACTCACTGGAGAAACCTAAGCGCATCATTGGCCTGGTGCCCATTGACGCAGCCACACTTACCAAAAAGTTTGATAATAACAAATGGTACTGGGTGCAGTTCAAAGGAATGTCGGGCAAAGAGCGTAAGCTACTGGACTCACAGGTGATATATATAGCATATCAGGAGACCAATGCCATCACTCGTCAGTCATATCTCGAACGTCTGATTCGCCCGTTCAATATATATCGTATCATTGAGCAAGCCCAGCTGATTTGGACCATCACCAATGCATCTTATAAAATGCGCTTCACCATTCCTGTGAAAGGTATGAACAGAGCGACTGGTATGCAAACGCTGAACATGGCCATGAATCAATATAAAGAAGATATTAAGTTCCAGGCGGATACTGGTGAGCTTTCTATCAATGGCCAAACAAACCTACCATTCAACAAAGAGTACTGGTTGCCAGAGAATGATTCGGGATCGCCTCAGATCGAAACGCTGGGCGGCGAAGGTCCTGACCTGGCAGATAATGATCAGCTCAAGTACTTCAAGAACCAGCTTTATAAGATCTCTAAGATTCCGCTGTCACGCTTTGATCAGGAATCAGGTGAGACCTGGTTTGGTTCGGATGCTACATCAGTGGCTCGTGTGGAGATAGACTTTGCCCGTTTTGTAACGCGCATGCGAAACATCTTTGCGCAAGTGATGATCAAGCCGCTCCAGCTTCAGCTTGCTGTGATGCATCCTGAGCTGCTGGAGCAGAAGGAGATTCTTGAATCGGTATCGCTACAGTTTAAGTCCTACAATGTGTTTGAGGAACTTATGAACATAGAGCTCATGTCTAAACGTGTCCAACACATTACAGAGATGAAGGAAGCTCTTGTTGATATGGATGCTGAGGGTAATGATGTTAAGTTTTTTGCATCTAAGTTCCTGGTAGAAAAATACTTGAAACTTTCGCCACAGGATTTGGCTCTGAATGAAAAATACAAACAAGAGGAGCTTGATGACTTACACCTCGCGGGTGGTGATGATTCGTATGATATGTCAAATGAGTCTCTTGAATCTATGATTGCCAATCTTGCAGAAGATGAGAAACTCGCCATCAAAGCGCACATTGCTCGCAAAAAGAAAAAGAAAAAGAAAAATTCTGAAGAAGAATAACACCAAAGGAGGATCTTAACGGTCCCCCTTTTCTTTTGTCAGATATTTTCTTTTTTTTTTTTCATAAATTATTAACGCGGGCCTATTATAGTTTCATATTAAGTTTCAAGATTTATGAGAAGAGGCCTGCGTGGGGACTATGTGGTAACACATGTCACCCCAACATCTACATCAAAGGCTATGCAAATACTGGGGTCTGGTTTTGATACAACCCAGATACACAGCATATCTGTTGACGGTGTACAAATACCAGTGGCAAGCACGTATAAGTTTTCTGACAAGAAATCTCACAAGGTGAAGATAGTTTTCAGAAAAAAATGTATCCCTGGATAACCTATTCAATGGAGTCACTACAATGACTTCATGTGACATGGGGTGCATGGATTATGCACATATCAGTTCAGCATCTTATGCATTTGCAAACTGCACCAAACTTTCAAAATTGAGATTTGGCCGCTGTAACATGCGTCACGTAAGTGACATTAGTTATATGCTTTATAAATGCTCGGCGCTTACTGATTGTGACACAGACAACTTAGTGCTTCCCAAAGTAACCACTGCAGCCTACTCTTTTTATAACTGTTCATCTCTAAAATGTGTGGATTTTGTTGATGCTCACATGCTCAACTGCACAACATTTGATCATATGTTTTATGGATGCTCAGGACTACTGTCTGTATCAGGATTGTCGACTGATAAAGCTGTTAACCTAAACGACTTGTTCTCAGGATGTTATTCATTGAAAGAGCTTAATTTCAGTGTCACATCTTGTGCCACATCAATCAACAATTTGTTCTATGGGTGTGCATCGCTGACGTATATCAACACTTCGAACTGGGATACATCAAATGTGACAAATATGTCGTACCTATTTTACGATTGCTCTGCATTGGAATCCATTGACTTATCAAGTTTTAACACAGAACTCGTGACAAATATGTCGTATATGTTCTGCGGCTGCAATTCATTAAAGACACTTGACCTATCTTCGTTGAACACTGTAAAGGTGACGAACATGACCAGCATATTCTGCAACTGTTCTTCGTTTGAGTCCGTGGATTTGCGCTTGCTGAACCTGGCAAAAGTCTCCAAAGCGGATTACATGTTTAGCAATTGCTACAATATCACTAACATCAACCTCAAGAACGTCAATGCGGCTAAGTTGGCAGACATGTCTTATATGTTCTACAACTGTACCTCGCTGACCACGCTTGATATGAGTGGATTTAAGGCCCCATCAGTTACGGATATGTCTTATGCGTTTTGGAGTTGTATCAACTTAAAAACCTTGGACTTATCAAAGATCAACGCAACAAAACTCACCAAACTCACAGATGCGTTCCAGGGATGTTCATCACTTACTTCTTTGAATGTGGATGGTCTTACAAGTACTAAGCTCAAATCCATTGGTCATCTATTCCGCGAATGCAATTCACTGGAGGCTCTGGACTTGGAGAAGATGTCGCTCAGCCTCATCACAGACATGTCTTATATGTTCTACAATTGCAAGAAGCTGCGTACCGTGGAGTTTGGTAGTGGTGTGACCATACAATATGCACAGCACATGTTTGATGGTTGCGAATCATTTGATGACATGGGAATTGCTGCCGATCTAACCGGGCTTATAAATGCTCAATATATGTTCAATGGTTGCAAGGCTATGGAATCATTCTACTTTGATTGTGAATGTTCTGAACTGACCACTGCGGATCATTTGTTCTGTGGATGTTCATCACTTGTATCTGCGGACTTCCCCGTGAGCGGTTGCACAACATCTCTTGAAGGATGTTTTAATGGCTGCAAGAGCCTCCAAAACATAACCATGCCACAAGATTTGCATTCGGTTATGCGTATGAATGGACTCTTTGAGGGGTGCTCATCACTCAGCACACTCGATTTCTCAGGAATAGATATGCGTGCAGTGACAACTATTACAAATATGTGCAAGGACTGTGCATCGCTGACCGAATTTATTTGTGATGCTGATACCTACAGCACGAATGTCTTGACTCAGGCTGCATATGCGTTTGCTGGATGTAAAAATCTACAAACATGCAATGTGGGATATATAAATACCGGCGGCGTGACCACTACGTCACATATGTTTGATGGGTGTGAGTGTCTGACAGATGTGAACATTGAAAATATATCATCGGTTGTTGATGCATCATATATGTTCAATGAGTGCTATCTCATGATCAACCCACCAGTTCTTTATGGTACCAATAGTCTTCGTGACATGTCTTATATGTTCCGTTGTTGTGGAATGATGGATAATCTTGACCTGAGCAATCTGGATGTTTCCAATGTCACAACCATGACTCATATGTTTGATTCATGCATGGACCTGACTAAAATAGACTTCACCGGATTTGATACCTCATCAGTTACAGACATGTCTTATATGTTCTATGACTGCAGAACCATGACCTCATTGAACATAGATGTATTTGATATGAGCGCTGTAACCAACTTCGATTATATGTTTGCAAATAGTGTGATGTTGCGAAGCATAAGCACCTATTCTCTGTTCTCAAGCCTAAAGTCGGCTAAGAATATGTTTGAAAACCTGCCAACAGATCTTGAGGAAGGTAAGCTCCTTGGCTATTCAATGCTTCGTGTACGAGATGTAACAGACCCAATTACAAAACTCAGCATTATTAGTCAGTTGCCCGAGAATTGGAATGCAATGAACCGATATGCTATAGTAGGAGACCTGTCATAATTACCAGTTTATATTTTTATGCAAGAACCCAGCGCAGAACGCTAAATATCTGCGCTGGGTTTGTTATCTTTATACATAACACTTTAATATAAGCAGTATATGAAAAAGAACATCACACCCTTCTATTGCATCATAGAAGATTTCAATGCTCAGAAGTTTGGGCCGTATGATGTTATGCCATACTTCATGAGAACCTGGGAATATGACAAGTCCCACAAGCATCTTCGCGAGAGGTTGCCAAAGAGCTATGCTGAGCTTCGTAACTGGATTGAAGGTAAGTCCAGGTACATGTACTGGGCACGCTGTGAATACGAAATTGTTCTGCATGGTTGGCCTGATACAGACACCCATGAGAAATGGGACATTCATCAGCAGATCATGATGAACATTGATTTGTTGGTACGAATCTTTGCAGAAAACATTGATTTCGACAAGTACCTTGAAAAACTTGAGACTCTGAAAAATTCTGAAAATAAAACAGATAAATAAACAGATCTTGAGCTAACCATTTGAAAAACAAAGGATTATCCATTTTTTGCGATAATCCTTTTTCTTTTCTAAAGCGCAAGTTGCTTATCATTATATTAGTACATATAACTAAATAGTATAAATATATGAGTTCAAAAATCCGAAAACGATCGGGCCATCAGGTGCCTTTCGACATGGAGAAGATTTACAAAGCGGTAGATTCCGCTTTTGAGTCTTGTGGTAAGAAGTGCCCAGCCACATTCCGTGTCATTCTCAATCAGAACATCAACAAGTTCAAGACGCTTGCTACAGTGGAGCGCATCCAGGACGAAATTGAGGATCTGTTGATTTCATGTGGCCATCGTGACATTTATAAGCATTTTTCAGGCTATCGCGCCATGAGAGCGGAGCAACGTGCTAAGATGCAATCGCAGGACATCATGTCTATTGTGAACGTGGAGGTGAACGACATCACCACAGACAACGCAAACATGTCAGCCCAATCACCCGCAGGCATGATGATGAAGTTTGCCGGAGAGCTTACTAAGCCGTTCTCAAAGCAGTACTTCCTTGCACCCAACATTCGACAGGCGATGAATGACAATTACATGTATGTTCATGACCTCGACTACTACCCCACTAAGAGCACTACATGTGTACAGACTCCTCTCAACAAGCTCCTTGAAGGAGGGCTTTATGCAGGTCACGGAGAGATCCGTCCCGCCAAGCGCATTGAGACGGCTGTGATTGTTGCTGCTATCTCACTGGAAACCACCCAGAACGAACAGCACGGAGGTCAGGCAATTCCTGCGTTTGACTTTTACATGGCACCTTATGTCCGCAAGACATATGAGGAGGAAGTGGAAAAAATCGCCGAAGTGTTGGGATGGGATGATGCGAAGATTCGCGAGCACAAGGATTTAGCGATTGGTGATTATGACGTAGACCGATTTGAAGGATATGCAAAAATCATCATTGCTCGAACAGTGAATCGTGTTCATCAGGCGATGGAGAGTTTCATTCATAATTGTAACAATATACACTCACGCGGAGGTTTAACACTCGGTTAACTATATTTATTATAGTTTTAGATTGGCCTCCCTCGGATGGTAACATCTGAGCAAACAACCCCGCAAATACGGGGGACACCTAAAAGTTCAAACATATGAAAGTGGCTGAAAATATTAAAACTCAAATCATTAACGATTATCAATCAGGGCAGACACTTGCGCAGTGTGCTGAAAGATATGATGTGAGCATTGGTACTATCAGTCATGTACTTAAAGAAAAGAATATAACATCAAGAAAGAAACAAAGTAAGTATCCGAAGCAAGAGATAGTTAAAGCCTATAAGTCAGGACAGACTACGGGTCAGATCGCAAGATTATATGACACAACTGTTAAGACTATATGCGATATACTCAAACAATTTAATGTAGCACGTAATAACCCACAAGGCGCATTTGAGCTTAAAAGAAATTTTTGGAAGTCTATTGATACTCCAGCACAGGCCTATTTTTTAGGTTGGTTGATATCGGATGGTAATATATATAAGAATCAGGTTCGAATCATGATTGAATCCAGTGATGATTATATACTTTCAAAATTCGCACAATATACAGGGATCACAACAAAGATTCGCAAAAAAGTTCAAAAGACATCCCACTTATCAGCTATAACTCAATACTCAGCTGAATGGGTGAAGGATTTGTCACAATACGGGGTGATTCCTAATAAACATAGCTCGGTGACTATAACAGATACCATTCACATGTCACACCTCCTCAGAGGGGTATTTGATGGCGATGGGTATGTTGATAAAAGAGGTAGATTTTCTATTTGCGGCAATAAAAAAATTGTTGAGGATATACAAAATGTTCTTGTAAAGAAGCTCGGTGTTTCTAAAAACAAAATCTCTCAGAATCCACGAACCGGAGTTTGGAGTACTGGGTGGTATTCAAAAAAGGATAATTTCTTGATCGGTCAGTATTTATATAAAGATAAATCTGATTTATATTTAATTCGCAAGTATAATCGTTGGACTCAAGGCAATCCCGTGGTAAACGTTCAAAGTAATATTTGACGTCACCGTAACGCGTAGAAGCTGAAACCATTTATGGAATATAATGCTTCCAAGAGTGTGGGGCTCCTGAATATTTTCAGGATGAATAGGTACGCTGGGCTGCATGGAAATCTTGCAGAAGGTAGGATAAAAAGCCTACTGATAACAAAACCGAATCAAGTAGTGTTTAGTTCAATCAATTATGGAACAGATACATCTGCCGAAGGGCGATTGGTGATTAAAGAGCTCCTGACATGCACAATGCAGGGTGTGGGTAATGGTGCGACCGCCATCTTCCCAATCCATGTAATGAAGATGAAGGAAGGTGTTAATAAGAACCCAGGCGATCCGAACTATGACTTATATAAGATGTCATGGGCCGTAACGGCGCGCAGATTCTTCCCAAATTATCTCAACCTGGATGCAACATTCAATAGAGATGATCGTTGGAGGGCAGAAGATCCACTTCGCTACAACTATGAGGTGGCTACGATGGGTTGCCGTACACGTACATGGAGTGATCGATTTGGACTACCGACCTCCATTGGTCGCGGTAATTTGAGCTTCACTTCTATCAATCTTCCAAAGATTGCTATTGAAACCGCCATTGAAACTGGCGCATATGTGAAATCTGAGGATGGTTATGTATTCAATCCAGACTGCACCGTGCCCATGGAGGTGCGCGTGGCTAATTTCAAAGTTCGCTTGAAGAAGTATGCAGACCTCGTGGCCAAGCAGTTAGATGACAGATATAAGTTCCAGGCAACCGCGCTCAAGGAGCAGTTTCCGTTGCTTATGTCAGGTGTGTGGATGGGTTCAGAGAACCTTAAACGTCATCAGACAGTTGAGGAAGTCATCAAGCATGGAACGCTGGGTGTGAGCTTTATCGGTCTTGCCGAGGCACTTATCATGCTCACAGGCAAGCATCATGGCGAATCCGATGAGTCACAGGCAATCGGTCTGGATATTATAGGTTATTTGAATGACTTGTGCAAGGGTTATTCTGATGAATATGACCACAACTATTCATGTTTTGCAACGCCGGCTGAGGGATTGTCGGGACGTTTCACAGTGGTTGATGCTAAGAAGTATGGCATCATCAAGCATGTAACCGATAAAGAGTACTACACCAATTCATCACATGTACCTGTGTGGTATCAGTGCACACCAGCACACAAGGCCGAGATTGAGGGTCCATATCACGCACTGGAGCCCGCCGGTCACATCTTCTACGTAGAGGCCGATGCTGACCTGACGAAGAATCCAGAGTATGTGGACGCAGTCAACCGAATGGCCTGGGATAATAACGTGGGGTACTCATCTATCAACCACACTCAGGGTCGTTGTAAGGATTGTAACTATGAGTCCAATGATCCGAATCTGCACCGATTTGGTTCCACCTGCCCTCATTGTGGAGGAGAATGGACAACGCTTGACAGAGTCACAGGCTATTTGAGTTCAACATATGATAAACAATCATTTGGTAAGAAGGCTGAGATACTTGATAGAGTAGTTCACAAATAACATAACTCATTGAAAATCAAAAGATCATCACTTGGTGGTGGTCTTTTTTGCATATATCAGCTCTTGCAACAAGACTGATGATGAAATCATACTAAACCTGTATGCCCAAACTACTATATTAGTTCATATAATGATTAAAACTAACTATATGAAAAAAGTAGTATTTGAAGGCGCCGTAAACGGCAAGAAGTTTGACAACATCCAGGAGTATAATGCCGAGGTTCAGCGCATCCTTAGTGAGGGTGGTTCCCTGGAGACATATTCCTCGACTAAGACAGTAGATACTGATGACCTGGGTGAGGATACTAAGTCCCTGTATCCGCTGTTTGAAAGTAGTCAGGATTTGAACAATCTGAATGATTCGTTCTTGTCGGATAACATTGACATTCGTGCGGTGACACAATCTGTGCGTGAGCTCATTTCAACTCGTATCGCTCAGATGTATGATGATGAGCTTACTAATTATGAAACAAAGATCCATCAGATCCTGGACTTCTTGACAACCACTGAAAATCATGAGGTCTACACTTTGGATTTTATCAGTAGACAATTGTCAAATCTTCACAAACAGATCGATCAATTAAATTCAGAAATCAGCTCACTTGGTAGTCGTCATGACGCTGTAGCTGATCGTGTAGATCGAGCCAAATCTGCTCGCGACATCTATAATACAATCCTTGCAGCCATCCTCAAGCGCCAGGCGGCGCTCCGACTGGAGGTTCCTGGGGAGTCTCAAACAGCAGCTTCCACCATTGATGTAACTGATGAGAATGTTGAAAACTATCACGAAGGTATTCGAAAATTAGTTCGGGCAATTTTTGGTTAAAAATATTGGGGCTGGATTCGTCTGGCCCCTCTCTATCTTATGAGCAAAACAAATAAACGTATTTTAAGCGCTTGTATTGCGCTCTTTGTGTTGTTGGGTACATTTATATTCCTGTACCATCGAAACTCTGTTAAATCGCAGCAAATCGCGGTCTATGAGCAGAATTGGAAAGCAGCCAATGACTCGGTTGAGTACTACAAACTCAAAAACGGGGAACTGCTGGCCGAACGAAGCTCTTATATCCTATCTGAATCACAGATGCGTGAGCAACTGGATATGACAAAGGATGAGATGGCTGATCTCAAAAAGAAGCTAAATTCGTCACTCGCAAGTGCGGCAAAAGTACAGACAGTTGTGAAGATTGATTCTATATATATTGAATCAGAACCCGACTTACTGACTAGTGACAGTATCTCAGCACCTATCTCATTCAGCGACAAGTGGTTATCCATTAGTGGTCGGGTGCACTATGGTGGGGGTTTGGTTACAACTAACTTATATAACATTTCAACCAGCGTCCCCCTAACCATTGGCATGAGTGATGATTATAAATTCTTTGTCAGTACCTCTAACCCCTATGTGACGGTTACAGACATTACATCTACTATAAACAGCAAGACTATCAAAAAACGTGAACACTGGGGTTTTGGTGTACACGCCGGATTTGGTGTACAATATGGATTAAACAACAAACAGTTTGACTGGGGCCCTCAGGTTGGAGTAGGTATCAATTATAATTTTTAACAACATATGCTGAATTTTTTAATACTTTTATGCTTTGCATGCGTGACCGCATCAGTGTATATGGTTGTTCGGCACCATCTGAACACATATAAATGCGTGATTGCAGGAACCACAGACTATTTCCAGGGATGTGAACATGAGCTTTGGCACCTGGGTCCCATTGAGGGTGTACGCAGGCATGACATTATCCTTGCGCGAGCCGCTCAGGACGGTGAAAAGTGGAAACGTGGTGATGTGTTGCTGGTAGACACCATGCACGGTATTTATGACAAGAACCAGTTTGGACTATTTGAAAAGGACGACCAGTATCGTATTGTGAAGTGCATCGCTGCTGCAGGCGGATCCATGCCTGAGATATTTGATGGAAACGAAACTTATCTGTCACATACGCTGATTGGTCGTGTAATCGGAGTATGGAATCCTATACGAAATGTGCACAACTATGACATCTAATTTTTATCAAAATCCCGCACAGAATGACTAAATTTTGTGCGGGATTTTGTTATATATCTTCGGAGCGAAGCTCAGAAGCCAGTTGGGTAACCAATATATCTTCGAGCACACTCGAATCTAGTTGAGCTCTGCTCAATATATCTTCAAAAACAATAAACAATATGGAAGGAAGAAAAATTGCCATCACTGCGCGCTACAACAGAGATAGCGAAGCATTTGAATTCACAGGCTGCCCCACTGAGTCGCTGGCAAAAAGCCTGACACACATGTCAGCTGAGTACAGCGCACTGGTTTATGAGGGAACATTCAACGATGGGGTGTTTACCATTGACTCCGTCTATGATGCGTTCACAGGAGCAGAACTCGCTGCCAAGAACGTGATCGAAGCTTACTACTACGCAGGCGGTCCTGAGAACATAGTATTATCAGATATTTACGAAAAAGCATAACAATATGGCAACATCTACAGAAATAAAGAATCGACCAGCAATGTTCACCGATGAAGGGACCATTGCAGATGTGTTTGGATTGGTGAGTATGACCTCGGGAAAGCTCCAAAAGGAGGAGTTCCTCAAAAACCACATGAACCCGGTGATCGAGCAGATCCTGGCAGACACTTATGGCGGTCGTAAGTACTTTGTCAAGAAGTATGAGGTTCTTGACTGCGGTCATCACGATGCGCTTACCATTGATAAAGACTACGGCAAATTTCATAGCCTGCTGGACGCGCTCGCTTCACGCACCATCACTGGCAAGAACGCAGTATATGCAGTCGAGGAGGCTATCGGTCGTTACCGCTATGCAGATCAGGTGTGGCTGGCGCGCATCCTGGACGGCAACTTGCGTATCGGTGCAGGCAATACATTCTCCAACGACTCGGGCGTGACTGAAAAATACCCATGTTGCCTAGCCAATGTACTTGAGAAGGTCAAGAATGTAGACATCCTGGACGGTACCTGGTATGCTTCACACAAGCTGGACGGTATGCGTTGCCATGCTCATGTAGACCTGGATAAACAAACCGTACGCTTCGTCTCGCGTCAGGGCAAGGAATTTACTACACTTGATCGCGCTCGTGAGGATGTGCTGGAGTTCTGCAATGGAATCCTGGAAAGTGGTCAGTGGGTGCTGGACGGTGAGATGTGCGTGCTCAAGGACGATGGTTCTGAAGACTTCTATGAACTCATGTCAGTGGCGCGCCGCAAAGACTATACCATCGAACGTCCGCGATATAAGGTGTTTGATATTGTGACTGAGGATCAGTTCTGGGGTCGTGAACGCTCTGCTACTTTTTGTGAACGTGCAGCACTGCTCCTCCGCGGCTCTCGCATATATGATGGTGAGGTCATTGATGTCATTGAACAAGGCCCCATCCGCAACCAGGCAGACCTGGACGAATGGCTGAGACGTCGCGAAGAAGGCTGCTGGGAGGGTATAATGGTGCGCAAGGATGTGCCATATGAAGGTAAGCGCACTAATAACCTCTTGAAAATCAAGCCGATGCAGGACGACGAGTATGTTGTTACTGGCATCATTGAGGGTGATCTGACTTATAACTCTGAACGCGGCAGCGAGATTATTCATGGCGTGAGTGCGCTGACTATTGAGCACAAGGGTAACGAAGTGCGTGTTGGTTCCGGTCTGACCCGTGCACAGCGCGAACGCTGGATTGAACATCCTGAAGAGATCGTTGGCAAGACCGTTACCATCCAATATTTCTCCGAATCTCAGGACTCCAAAACGGGAGCCTGGTCGCTGCGATTCCCAACACTCAAGTATGTATATGAAGGAGAACGTAACGTATGAGAAAGCTACATGTTGAGTTCCTACCTGTGCGCAGGGAACAGACCATCCAACTACCCGCGGGGTCTATGATTTTGTCAGTAGCTGGTTCACAAGCCAGATTCTGCAACCATGCAAACCTATATTACATACCATCTGCACGTGACTCGGAACCAGGACCACCCAACCAACCAGTAGAGGTATATATGTATGACATCGGTGATGATGTGACTATCTCGCTCAACGAATGTGCATACCTGGGAGTGGTTAACATGCACGGAATAGATTATAATGTGTTCATCAGGGTCCCGGTTGGGTCTGACGTGAACATATATAAGAAAATATTCGGCTAAAAATCAAGGGGGATCTTCTAAATTTAGGAGGTCCCTTTGTTATTTATGATTGAAATAAAAAGAATAATATGAGCATATTAAGCAACGATATAGAAGATGTACAGGTAATGAGCAAGCTGGTTGAGAAGGTGATGACTGTACTCCAGGCACCCAACGACAAGATTGGAGACTTGCGTAAATACATACAGGCCAACCTGAAGGAGCTCCCCGAACGAGCAGCTTGTTCAGCATCCAAAGCATACATCGCCATCAACTCACAGTACTGGCTGAATCCTCACATCCGCTTCATGGGTCCCGGAATGGGTGCGCATGTGCGCCGTCCCTGCTACAACATGGCAGACCGCGGATTCAATCACAAGACATTCTTCTCTGTATCAACTGGGAACGCACGCGGACCGAAGCACTACTTTGATGATGTACCTGTTGATGATGGTCTCATCCACAACGACAAGAAGTTTCGTGAACGCGGCTGGTTGGTATTTGAGTTGCCTCTGAATGAATATGATGAACTTCTAAAAATGATGAACAAATGAGCAAAAATAGCATTAACGAGAAACTAAAAGAATCAGTACAAAAATCCCTGAACAGTGCCAAGGAGGCTAAGGCTGTCAAGAAGAAGGAACCTCGCACGGAGGAGAAATACAGACGAACCAAAGAGTCCTATGAGGGTGCCATGGATTCGCTGGGAATCCCCAAGTACACTCATCGCCGACAGCGTGTGACTGTGTATAAGTTTTGGCGCCATCTCAAACGCACCATTGACCATGTACGCTTCCCAAGCGCTCGCATGGAACCTGTTGAGGACTCTCCCATGTTTGTCACCTGGGCTGACAGTGAGGCAACTCGCGTTACACTCGAAGCTGCAAACCCAGACTATTACTACTATGCACGTCCGGGTTCGGTCAATGCTGATGAACTTGACTCCAAGTTCCTGGCTGCCTGCAAAAAACGCGGCTGGGGGTTCCATGAGTAAAACTTTGCGTTATTTGCGCGATCTCAGCTGTCCCTATAGAATTACATTGTTAGAACATTTGAAGCGCATATAGCGCAAATAAACAAGCAATATG